TGGCATCCCAATCGGCCTCTTCTTGGCGGGCACGCTCATGGCCGCAGTCGGTGACATAGAGCGTGTAAACGTCTTCATAAAAGTGCCCTTGCTCGCGCTCCACGAAGTCTTCCAAGATTTGGAAGGCGGCGAAGAGCATCAGGTGGTCACGGTCGCACCACGTCGGCGGCAGGGCCTCGCAGGTCACGACGTTGTACTTGGCCACAGTCGGCACTTCAGCCAGTACCAGCGGTCGTTGAACCAGCCGCAGGCCGCTTGCAGCCGGCGTCGTAGGCTTCGGTTACGCTTGCTCATGGTTGCCTTCTGTCTACGAAAACTCCCGTTTCAGCCCGGAGGCTGAAACGGGAAGAGTTTCACGACTCGCCTCACGGCGTCTGGGCCTCAGTCGTTTCGGGCGGGTTGATCGTGATGGTGCCGCCCGTGAGTTGCACCGGGGCGCAGCCGTCCATCTGGATCGTGGCGCTCTCAATCGGGAGGGTCACGCCGGGCACCGGGAACTCCGCTGCCGGGCCGTCACCCGCCGTGGCCGCGACGGGATCGGCGGCCATTTGCTGGGCAACCACGGCGGCGGTGTCGTCCGGGTCCGCCACAGGGGCCGCGTCGGGGATGCCTACCGGGCCGGGTTCGCCGGCCGGGCCGGGATCGTCGGGAATTCCCTCCGGGGCCGCGTCAATCGGGGCATCGACGGGAAGGGCCGTGGCGTCCACAGGGGCGGCGGCCTCGGGCACACCCGCCTGGGCCTGGATGGCAGCGAACTGCTCGGCGACGGCAGCCGGGACCGGACCCGGCTGGCCTTGGCCCAGAATCCGGGCGACCATGAGTTGCTCGCGGACTGCCGGCGGCAGGGCCTTGAGCATCTTGATCTTGTTCAAGCAACAGTGCTTGGCCTTCTTGCCGGACCCGCAGGGGCACGGGTCATTGCGGCTGATGTACGATTGGCCCAGGTTGGCCGCCGCCTGCTTGCGGGCGGCCTTCAGTCTCTTCTTGGCGCGTGAACTCATGGTCTCTCGATTTCTTTCAGTTGAGGTTGTAGCCGAACGCATGGGCCGCCATGCCCAGGCCGGAAAGGACGACAACGAAGGCAATGTAGCCGTCGATGTCCCAGAAGCGCCAGGCCAGGGCTCCACCCACGGCGATGGCTACTCCAAGCACGGCTTGTCCGATGTTCTTGGCGGTTTCGTTCAAGACGAGCATCCTCCCGTGAAGTTGTCGCTGGCCCCGATGGGCTTGCTGACCGGGGCGATGTTCGGGTCGTCGGTTTGGGTGGCGGCCTCGACGGGGTTGCCCACGTTCTGCCAGCCGCCGGGGCCGTAAACCTGCCCTGACCCACCCTGCACGGTCCTGGTCTCCGGGTTGCGGTCCACGGGATCGACCATGCCGTTCTGGACGAGTTGGGTGATAATGGGCTTGCTGTTGGTGACGATGTTCTGCATGACTGAAACTCACTTTCCGAGTGGAGCCTTGCCCCAACCCACTTGATGCCAGAGTCGTTCGTGGTAATAAAACAGGACCAGCTTCATGGCGAAACAGACGCCGGTGAAGGCAAGGCAACAGCCAAAGTTGCCAAACCACAGATAGGCCATCCACAGGCCCACCAGGTTGCTGAGAACTTCAAACGACAGACCCTTGGTGAGGGTCCGTTTCGAGGTACTGGAATCAGGCTTCATTTCTTCCCTCGCTTTACCGTGGTGGGCTTGACAGCCGGGGCCTTCTTGACAGACTTGGGCTTGCTGGGCTTGTTGGGCGAAGACTTGCAGTGCTCGCCCATCCAGTCGAAGAAGTACCAGCGGTTGAGCCGGTCGATTACCGGGTCGTGGGCAATGTGCTGAAGGTAGGTCTTCACTTCATCCCAGGTCGAGAAGATCATTTCAAAGGGCAAGGTGCCGAAGAGCCAATCCGGGGTGTGCTCGACGCCCTGCTCAATGCGAATCAGGATGGGCTTCTTGCAGCGGTTGGCCCAGAACAATTCCTCGTAGGTGCCCGTGGCATGGATGTCCAAGTCGAGGTTCACGACCAGGAAATCGCTCACGTCCACCATCCGCAGATCGACGGGGCGAATCTGCCGCATTTGGGTGCGGATGAATTCGTAGTCGCCGGCCTTCTTGGCTTTCTGCCGGAGGGCACGGTTCTCCAAGTCTTCCACGCCGATGTCGATAGGCTTGCGGCAGGGATCGAGCCAGAGGATTTTCAGGTCGCTCAATGACTTCATCAGGTCTTGACGCCAGCCCACGCCGCCGTCCAGCACGCGGTCCATTGCCCCGCACAGGTAGCCACGGTTCATGGCCAGTCGGTTCATGGTTTTCTTCATGGCAGTAGTTCCGCGAACTTGGAGGAACCAATGCGGGTGCAGCCCATGTCGAGGTACTGGCACGCATCGGCGTAGGTGTTGATGCCGCCGCTGGCCTTGACTTGGCACCGGCCTTGGAGGACATCGAGCATGATCTTCACCATGCCGGCGGTGGCCCCTTGTGGGCCAAAGCCGGTGGAAGTCTTCACAAAGTCCACGCCCAGATCGACACACAGGCGGCAGGCGTCGGCAATCTGGTCGGGCGTGTAATAGCACGTCTCCAGGATGGCCTTGACGGTCACACAGCGTTCGTGGGCGGAATGGATGATGGGAACCAACTCGTTCGCCACCGGAGCCGAGTCGCCGTCCAGGAACCGGCCGTAGTTGATTACCACGTCAAGTTCCGTCGCGCCGGCCTCCATCGCCAACATGGCTTCCATGACTTTGGCGGCCGGGCAGGCGTTGCCGTGCGGGAAACCAATCACGGCAGCTACCCTCTCCGTATAGAGAGTTGCAAAAGAAACGAGACTGGTTGTGACGCAGACGGATTTTATTGCGTAGCGTTCCACCAACTCGCAGGCCGCCCGCACGTCTTCCAGGGTGGCCGTGGGTTTCAGCACCGCCAAGTCCAGGGCGGCGGCGATCCGTTTCACGCCGCAGGCCCGTCCATTGATCTCGCGGGCAACTTCCCGCTTGATCTCGGCGGAACGGGCCATTGCATTGGCGTACATGACATCGGCAGAGGGGAGGATCAGCTTGTCGGACACAGTTGGTCTCTCATTAGTTGGCAGTATTCGGGGGAAATGTCGATGCCGATGGAGAGCCGGCCGTGGGCACGGGCGTAGTTCAGGGTCGTGCCGCTGCCGGCGAAGGGGTCCAGCACGGTCCCGCCGTAGCGGCAGGTTGCCAGGATGGGGAGTTCCACCAGTTGCTCGGAAAAGGTCGCCCGGTGGCCCTTGCCGCCGTGCGAGGAGGGGACTTGCCAGGTATCGTAGGGCGGCATGACGCCGCCCTTCTGAGTGCGGCGGCCGACGGTCTTCTTGTCGAAGTAGTAAAACCGCTCGCGGACAAAGTGGAACATATACTCGTGCGACATGGCGCAGCGGTCCCGCACTTGGTCCGGGGTGGGGTTGGCCTTGACCCACACGTTGTCGTTGCGGACGATCCAGCCCTCGCCCTGCATGGCGATGGCAAAGCGGTGGGGAAGTAGCAATAGCTGCTTGCCACGGGTCCACAGGCCGGGACGCCGCTTGTCTTGCGGCCGGCAGCCGAAGCGGCGGGCGGACTGCTTGTTCTCGCCTCCTCGGGCCTGCCCCCGGCCGCTCCAATAGGTGTCGCCCAGGTTCACCCACAGCGAGCCCGTATCGGACAACACGGGTATCAAAGCACGGAAGACTCCGACCAACTTGTCGATGTACTCCTGTGGGTCGGCCTCCAAGCCAAGCTGGCCTTTCACGCCGTAGTCACGCTGCCCGTAGAACGGCGGCGACGTGACGATGCAGCTTACCGTGTGGCCGTGGCTTCTCAGCCACTTGGCACCGGCGACGGCATCGGCGTTGAGGATCGTGGTGTAGAGGTCTTGATGGAAGATCATAGCCGCTCCAACTTCTCGATCCGGGGCGTGACCTGGGAGTGTCCGAAACAGGGCCACCAGTCGTGGAGCGACTCGTGGACGAGGATCAGAGAGCCCGTGCCGACGGGGTGCTGAAGGGTTTCGTAGTCCAGCGTGACGCCGGGACAGAATGGGCTATTCATGCCCAGCGTCTTGTCGCCGGGGAACGAGGCCAGCGGCATGACCATCACGTCCCACGGGCCGATCTTGTGATAGCGGGCGATGCAGTAGTCCAAGACATTCTGCAAGTCAGGATCGTTGGTGCGGGTCTTCAAGACCTTCAAGTGGTCGATGGCCTTGTCCAGCCAGATTTGCTCGTAGGTGTGTTCACCCGTCGTCATGTAGTACAGGCCGCCGACAAAGGGAGCGGCGAGCATGAACATCGGGGCGACCATCACGATCAAGAGCCAACGGCAGTACCGCTTCATCACTCGGCCTCCCCGTTGTCTTGGGCGTTTTTGCGGTCGAGGTAGTCGGCCGACTTGCTCTTGAGGATCATTCGGCCCCGCAGCACGTCGCTGTAGGCTTCCACCACGGGCGTGATGACGATACCCTCGCGGCCCTTGAACTTGCTCTTGATGCCCTCGGGGCTTATCAGCGTGGTGGGGCCATCGGTGAGGGCCTCGACCATCTTGTGGCTGAAGGGGCCTTGGTAGAGCAGCGGGGCCAACTCCACGTCGTTGTTGTGGCACATGGCCTTGACAATATCCCAGTCGAGATAGTCGCCATCGTGCGTAATGTCGAAGACGCGGAAGCCCACGTCGCCGGCCGGGATGCCGTAATCCATGTCCTGGATGCCGGGTCCGTACAACTCGCCGAAGACCACGATGTTGCGGCGCTCGCCGCAGAGGGTGTTGAGCATGTTCAAAACACCCTCGATCTCCAACGGCCGCCAGTAGATCGACAGGTGGCCCTCCGTTTCCTTGGAGCGGTTCGTGTGGTGGCTGCCGGCCATGAATTGAAATTCGCCGTCGTGATAGACGCATCCCACCCGGCTGTTGGTGCCGTGAATCTTCTCCGTCACGCGGACGATGGTGCCGACCGGGATGGCGTCGGGGTGGCGGTAGTAGTTCTGAATGTCCGTGTACTCGTGGAACATCGGGCATTCCGGGGCCAGCCGGCCTTGGCCGCCGCCGCTGTTGTGAGCGGTGACGCGCGGCGGCTCGTACTTCTGGCCGGCGTAGAAGCCGGTGACGTTGGCTTGCTCCGTGCCGGCCCAGGCCGCGAGGTGCGCCAACTCGGGCGGCAGCTTGGCGATGAAGCCGTAGCTGGCGATGGTCCGCAGCCGGCAGGCGGCAACCCGGCAGGGAATCTTCAGGCCCTCGAAGGTCGCCGTCTTGAGGTACTTCTGCACGCCCAGAACCTCGCTCACGACGGCGGGGATCAGCATATCGGGCGGGAAATAGACGATGGCGTCTCCGGCCTGATACTCGCCCTTGGGCACAACCACTTGCGTGCCCAGAATCTTGGCGATCTCCAAACGGTCGGCTTGCGGGTGCGGCTCGATGGCCTTGATGGTCTCGACACTGATGATGATTTCGGACATGCGCGTACCTTCAGACAATTGGTGGTTACTGGGTCTCTACAGAGGGATTTCAGGCGGCCCGAACGGGCCTATTCGGCAGAAGGAGCATCGCCGCGCTCCTCGGTCTCTTGGGTCGTCACGACCAGTTGCAACTTCACCGGCGCTCCGGGCTTCATCCCGGCGGGCCACAGGTCCAGCTTGAAGGTGCCGCCGCCGGGCAGCTTGCCTTCGACGGCAGGCCCGGCAAACTGCTCGGCCACGGCCTTTTCGACGGGCCACTCGTAGACATAGCTGGTTACGACGTTGCGTTGAATCTGGAACTTGGTCATTGGTTGTCTCTTAGGAAATCAGCGTTAGGGCGCGTGCCTTCAAGTAGCCTTCGACGACAAAATACTCGTCGCTGATCGTGCCGTCCGTGAAGTAGTTGAAGCTGCCGATGTTCGTCTTGACGGTTCGCCAGAAGCACACCGGGACGCCGGAAATGCGGAACACGTCGGCATTGCCCCAAAGGGTTTCTTCCACGGGGTAGCGCTGCTTCACATAGGCGTACAGGCAGTCGTAAACGCTGGCGTCGTCCGCAAGTTCTTCCTGGCGGCGATCTGTGCTGACCCGCCGCATCTGCACGTAGCGCAGATGCTTGAACCGCGAACAGAAGTCGATGATGTCGAAGACTTCCGCGTGGTTGAATCGCGTCACCACAATCTGGACTCGCGGGCGCTCGGTCTTGGTGATGATCTCTTCCCAGTCGGGAATGACCCGCGTGTCCATCATGGTCATGCTGACGTGCGGCTTCAGCGTATGTATCGAGTAACCTGCCGATAGGTCGCACTGGTTAATGACGTGCATCCGCTTCATGGCGAGGTGGCCGTTCGTCCGCAGCCCCACTCCGAAGCCACGCTCGTGAAGGTGCTCGATCAACTCGCTCAAGTAGCCGTAGAGCAGGCTGTCCGTGTTCTGGCCGGTGATGTACAGTTTGCGGATGCCGTGCTCTTGGCAGCGGTCAAGGAACTCCTCGAAGCGGGGCCATTGCAGATAGGGTGTCCACAACTGGTTCTGACCGGCTAATTCCGCCTCAATGTCCCTGCCCAGGCAGAAGTAGCAACGGATGTTGCATTTGCCTAATAGGTTAATGTTGGCGAAACTCGGTGCCTCGCGCTCGCGGTTCTTGGTGAACAAGTCGTTCATCGCGTGCCCTGCCCCCAGTCGTTGGTGTAGCCTTCCGACGGCTGCCCGCGTTGCTGCTCCGTGGCGTCCACGGCAAAGGTCTCGCCCTCGCTCGTCGGCGTGCCTTTCAACAGCTTGTTCTTCTCGACCAGCCGCAGGCACGCCTTGTAGACCGCACTGCCGGACAGATCGGACATGAGCCAGATTTGATGGGTTGAGAAAAAGCTGCTAAAGCCGTGCTCATAGTGCAAGTCCATGAGGGTTCGCATGACGGTCTTCTCGTGAACCGTCTCGGCCTCGTGTTCCGCCGCTCCCAGCTTCGTGCGGCGAATGCCGTACTCGACATCCAATTCGTCAATGACGCCTTGCAGGTCGCCCGGCTGGACCAGGGTGTAGGGGACGTGCCAGGCGTCCAGGTAATTGACGATGGTGCCGTGGATCGAGGCGGCAGCCTCGGCCGTCTGGTAGCGGCCTTGCGGCTTGTACTCGACCTTGCGGTCCACGAGGAAATTGATCGACTGGTGGGCCAACTCAAAGGCGTCGGCAACGTGCTTCAACTCGCTCGCCGCCGGCAGTTGTTTCATGCAGGCATACATGACCTGCAAGAGCATTGGCGAATCCGTGACGATGATGTTCACGCCCGATTGCAGATAGAGGTCTTCCGTATGCAATTGGCTGGCGAAGGTGTAGACATGATCGAACGACTTCAATTGCCGCTGCTGGTAGGCCCAGGTCTTGACGAACTCTTGGACCAACTCGGCGTCGAAGCCCTCGGCCTTCAAATAGCCGAACAACTGCGCCGCCAGGGTGCTTTTCCCGACACACGGACCACCAAAGAAATTCACTCGCAGACTCATTCCAAAACTCCAAAAACCAGTTCGTCGATCGGCTACTTGCGTGGCAGCTATGTCGGTGCTATAGTCTCCGCTGCTACACGCCCAATTTACGTTCCCACCCGGAGCGGCCAACACCGAAACTGGGCCACTCACCCTCACCGATCAACGACCTGTGCGGTTACTCACCGGCCATTCGCTTCTTGGCCTGATGATAGTAGGTCTCGCAGTTGCGGCAGGCCCGGCAGTAGCCCATGTCGATGCTGCCGCACATGCTCACGAGCCGGTTGTCTTGGTAGCGCTTGAGCACGTAACGCATGAAGTCCTTGGTCGGACACCAGTAGGAATTGATGTGTCGGACACGCCACTCGTAGCACTGGCCCACGGCGATCTTCCACTGCTCGGGCACGACCGGTTCGTGGTCGTAGTAGGACATGAAGGTCAGCACGGCGGGGATGCCGTCGCTGGTCCACCACCGCACGGCCTCGTCGATGTAGGAAAGGTTGGTGCTGGACACGCGGAGGCGAATGAACATGAGGTTCCGAGGCACTTCATCCGCGAAGCTCGGCAACCATGCTTGCTCCTCTTCCCTGGGGTTGGCCGTGAGGACCACGGGACCGGAGAAGTCCAACTTGCCGCGCACGGAAGTATTGAAGAAAAAGTTCTTGTACCGCTTGGCGGTCTCGACCACCAGCTTGCGGTTGATGTTGCTGTCGTTGCCGCAATTCATCCGCACGATGTCGTCGCCGACTTCCTCCGGCGTCGGCACGGTCGGCACTTGGGTGTAGTAGGCACCCGGCCGATTGAAGAAGCACTGGTTGCAGCCGATGGGGCACTTGCCCTCTTGGGGCACACAGTCCCAGAGGCCCATGCCTTCCATCTTCGGATTCCGCTTGACAGTTGGTTCGCTCATGTTGCACTTTCTGCGGTTGGTTGGCTGGACTCTCCGATCAGGTGTTCGGCGACCATGATGCCTGTCCTACGGACAAGGCAGCCGGCCCAGTAGACGATGGCGTGTTGATGCTTGCCCCGCTTGGCTGCTTCCAACTCGCCCAGAGCTTCGAGCACGGCCCGGCCCAGGTCGGTGGTCACGGGCTCGAATTCCGAATCCTCCACGGGCGTCAACTCGGGGTCCATGTACCGCAGGATGGTTTCCAGTTTGCTGTCCAGGGCGGGCTCGAATTCGCTGCCGCTGCCGCCGCACGTATTGCGGGCCTCAATCCTTTTCAGGATGTCGGTGGCGAGCATCCAGTGCTTAATCAGCCGGCGTAAGTTGTCCTTGGTCATTGGCGGTCTCAAAGGTGAAGGTGGATTCGATCTGGTTTCCCCATTGGCTCCATCCGGCCCTGGGTCGCCGGGCGAACAATTCCAGGTAAGGCCCCGGACTCTGCTCTTCAATCAGGTCATAGAAGAAGTCAGGCTTGACGCTGTGCGGCTGCCGGGGCAGGAGGTATGCCGTGGGCCGGCACGGACCCGCCAGACGCAGGCTGCCACGCACCGCGAACAGAAGATGCTCGGTCGCGGAGCGGAAGTAATATCCCGTCTTCATCGACGGCGACCCGTCCGCCTTGACCTTCACCCACGTCAGCAGCGTCTTGGGGACAAAGCCCCAGGCCCGTGCAATCTCGTGGGCTTCGACAAGGAACGAGTTGGTCGTCCACAGGTACAAATGGGCCGGCTTCTCCACCACGCTGGGTATGGGGATGGCTTTGATCGTGGCGATCGCCATGCTCCCGTACCGTCCGGCCGACCCCGCGCTGCCGGTGACGCCGGCCCAGCTATTGGGTCGGTGGTCCGGTGCGGCACGCGGGCCATCTACGTTGTCGTAGGGCCAGGGCGGGTCGGCGTAGATGGTGGAGAACTTCATGGTTGAACGGTCAGTAGGTGCGAATGGGTTGCGGCAGTTGCTTGACGCCGAATCGGTTGGTGGGTGCCCACCACACGGTCTCTTCATGGGCCTTTTGAATCTCGGCGGCCCACTTGGCGAGGGCCTCAATGTCTTCCGACTTGAGGATCAGCATGTCGCCATACCCGCTCTGTTTGTGCCAGCGGCGCAGGGTGTCGAGGATGTAGTTGGCCAACATCCCGTTCGGCTCTCGCAGCGTGAGCGTGCAGATCGGCTCGGGACGGAACAGCGCGGGCCGGAAGCATCGCCGCCAGCGCTTGAACAGCCTCAGCAGGGTCAAATATCCTCCGCACTGCTATCGTTGCAGTCCGTACACTGCACAACCGGTGTATAGTTGTCGTTAATCTCGCCCTCGTAGGAGTCGTGTGTCGGGATGGCAGCGGCCCCACGTAGGATGCAGCCACAGGACTGGCAGCGACCCACAAGACGCCGAAGGTCTTTGCCCTTCGTCTTGAAGGTTTCTGGGTTGACACGGCGGCCCTTGTAACGCAACTCGCCGGGCTTAATGAAGGTAGGGGTGATGCTCATGTTGTGGTCTTGTGAAAGCGGCAGATGCGGAAACCAAAGAGGTACACGTCGATGTAGCGGTAGTCGCCGTAAAAGCAGACGACGGTGCTCAAGGGGATGAGCGCTTGCCGCCAGTAAAAGACTTTGAAGAAAGATGCTGTACGAGGGGACATGATTGCCTTCCAGTGATGGGTTGGTATCGGGCCTTAATGACGAGGGCGGCCCACATCAGGACAATGCCGACCACAATCCAGCGGCCAGGACAATCAAGATGAAAGCGGGGAACCGCTTCATTGGTTTTCTCACTTGGCTAGGGTTGAAGTCAGACTGCCACTTTGCGGCGACGAATCACCCACACTATCGCGGCGATCGCGCCGGCGACGGCAAGCAGGATGAAGGTCGAAGGCTCGGGCGTGACGACACACTGCTCGATAGAGACATTGCCCACGGTGCCGTAGGACGGCAGTTGCCCGTTGCTGTTGTAGTCGCTGCTCGTGCCCGTGGCCCCGGCGGCGAGGAAGTCGATACCGACTACTCCGGCGTTGGCAATCGTGTTCGCAAAACCGATGCCGGTATTACCCACGGGCCACACGGTAAAGTTCGCCGGGTTCAGGGTGATTGAGAACGTCTCCCAGCCGTTCGTGCCGTTGCTAATGTCGATGCTCGACGACGGATTGCTGAGGTAGTAGTTGTCGTTCCAATCGCTTGCGATAGTGAAGCGGGCCAGGGCCGGCTCGCCGCTAAGCACCAGACAGGGAGACGCCTTGAGGGTGACGGAGAGCGTGTCACCGACCTGGAAACTCTGCGAAGTCAACTGCTCCATGCCGTAGAGGCGCTGGCCGTCCGTACCCGTGCCCGTGACGATACTGGCAATCGTGTTGCCGGACGTGGTGGACGTTATCAGGCCCGCATACGGGCCATCGCGGTTCTCGGGGCTGCCGTCGATGTAGCTGAGGTTGATGCCAGTGGGCGTAATGGTCTCGGTATTCGCGAGGCTGAGTTCGCTGGCCGAGGCCGTAATCGCCAAAGCAAACAGGAACAGGATGGGTAGCAGGTACTTCATTGGTCGTTCTTTCACTGGGGTTAGGACGCGGAGTTTACTTTCTCCGCATGGCTCGAATCTTGGTTTGCCGTCTTTTCGCAGACGGCTTCTCGTATCGCTCCCGTTCGCGCAGTTCTTGGCGAACGCCGGAGCGGTCGAGAATCTTTTGCAGGCGGCGGTAGGCCGATTGAGCGGTTTCCCGCTCGCGTAACACGATCTTGACCATTACTCCACGTCCCGCTTTCGGAAGTAGCGGGCCTCTTTGGGAATGCCGTCGTCGGTCAACTCCCGATAGATGAAGGTCACGGTCTGGCCCTTGCGGAAGACCTGACCCTGGAATTGCTCGGGCATATCGACGCCCGGATGCTGCGAGGCGTAGACCGACATTTCGCTGGTCTGGAAGGCCCGCTCGGCATCGGTGAGGCCGGAGAGTTCCAGCCGCTTGCCCTTGTAGTCCACGATCAAGGCCCCGATCATGCCTTGCAGGCGGCTGCCCTTGAGGGTCTCGCGGCCCGATGTGAAGCCAATCACCCGGCCCTCGGCATCCTCAAAGGGCTTGAACTTCAAGATGCCGTCGTGGCGCTTGGGAATCCAAGTCGCCGTGGGGTCTCGCATGACCACGCCCTCGCCGCCCTTGGCCAGCGTCCGGTCCAGGTGCAACTCGACCAGTTCGCGGGCAGCGGTCTCGTCGTTGGGCAGGAGGGTTTGCTGGTGCAGGAAGCAATGGTCGTTCTGCGTCTCGATGGCCTCCGAGAGAAACTTCAACTCGTCGGCAAAGGTCGCGCCGGGGTTGAGGAAGCGGAAGTCGCCCTCAAACTCCTCCATCCGCTGTTTCATCCATGCCATGATTGTGACGAAACTCGTCGTCACGACCATGTTCGTGTTCTTGATCTCGCCGTCGCCGAAAACTGCGTCCAGCGGCGGGCAGGAGTAGACGGCGTAGGCGATCTTCTTGAAGCGGGGATCGGGCTCGTCGCCGCCGCAGATCGAGCGGCAAAGCTGGAAGTTGCCACGCCCGGCCCACAACTCCCCGTCCGCCGGGCAGCAAGGAAGCGAATTCAGAAACCAATCGGGAGCCATGATGGGGTTGCCGTAGCGGCTCCACAGGCCCGTGGCGATAGGCTTGATCTTGCCCTTCAGCTTGCCGGTCTTGGGGTCCGTGACCGAGGCCCAGGGGACTTCAATCGTGGGGACGCCCCGGCTCAAACCGCCATCCCAAAAGCAACGGGTGCCGTCGAGCTTCTCGGAAATGTACCGGCCGGCGACCCGGAACGAGCATTGGCCCTTGCGGTCCTTCTTCTCGGGTTTGAAAGGCTCGGCCAGTTGGAGGAATTCGCGGCGATTGGAGGTTGCTTTTGCCATTGCTCGGTAGATGCCCTTGGGAGTTGGGTTATGAGGGGAAAGCGGCTTGGAGGAGTGGTTCCACCGAATCGCGGTCGGCGGCACGGCGGATGTTTACACGTCGTTCGATCTGGATGGGCCGGCTGAAGACCCGCAGGCCGGGACGCCAAGCGGCGTGCTCAAGGAAGCGGGCGCTGATGAATTCGACAGTGTGTATTGGCGTTTCTCTCGAAAGTGGTGTGCTATCCACCTAGAGAGTTGCAAAAACTTGCACACTGGTTTTCAAGGCTGCGCGGATTTTTGTCCGGCCACTCGAAACTCCCCTTGCCGGGCCAGCAGGCGGCCGAATCCTTCGACCAGATACATCGACGTGGAGCAACGATGGAGACGGTTCCAGGGGCGGGGCACCAGCAGGGCTTGACCGCCATATCTGCGGAAGAGGCGGCAGTTCTTCTCGTTGTCGTCCACCAGCAGCGAACCGGATTGGGCGAAGAACCATTTGCGGGGCGTAATCGCATAGCTGCGGTGCATCCACTCGGGGAAGTGCGCGTGAATCCAGTCCACCTTGCCGGCCGCACAGGCAGGGTCTTTGGTGGGGCTGGTGGCGATGATGATGTTCTCCCGGCCCACCAGCCGCTCGCACTGCTCCAAGAGCCAGGGGTATTGCGGCGACTCCGGGACGCCAGCCCAGTCCTGCCGGTTGAACCACGACCAAAAGGACGGCCGGGTGAAATACTCCCCGCCCAGCAGTTTGTTGGCAACCAGCGTCAGGTCCACGTTCCCGGTTATGGGGTATTCGCTGTAGTCCGTGGGGCTGATCTTGCAACCCACAAGACTCAGGAAGTGCATGGAAAGCGTATTGCATACGTCATCCAGGTCAAGATAGATGCGACGTATCTTCATCGCTTGGCCTTTCTCGTATCACGCAAGCCGGCCTTGGCCAGCACGCGACGATACAGGTTCTCTTTCAAGCGGTAGGTGGTGGCCAGCGACGTGCCGATAACGGCGGCGATCTCTTGCAGGTTGTAGCTGGCCTCACGCATATCGACGTAGGTTCGCTCTTGCTCGGTCTCGCAGCAGGATTCAATCAGGTCGCGCATTTCCGCGAGCGTCTCGGCACCGTCGCACGCGCAGGTGTCAGGGACCGCGCCGGAGGGCGTCATGGTCCTGATCCGCTTGCCGTTGGCCGTGGCGTTGTACTGCGTCTTGTGCGGAATCCGAATCATGGATTCGTCGTCCGTGAATTGAATCAACTGGCACATGATGGAGACGCCGATATACTCGACCGGAGCAGCCACGCCGCTGCCGTCCTTGGCGATGCTGTTTACGGCGTTCACCAAGCCGACAAAGCCGGCACTGGTCAGGTCGTCGCGGAGATAGGTATACTGCGGGAAGGAAAAGATATAGTCGTCCACCTTGGACACGACCAGCGGCATGTTGCCTTCGATCATCGACTTGCGGGCCTCGACATCGCCCAGGGCGACCTTGGGCGCGAGTTCCAGGTTGTCTTCCACGTTCAAGGGTGGCGACATCTGCGAAACGAGTTCACTGTTGTACTTGCTCATGGTCACGCTTTCGGATGGAGGATTGCGTCGATGCGCCAGGCGCAGATCGGCTCGAAGTTGTAGATGTTGAAGTCGGCGCTGCTGTACTCGTAGCCGTCCGGGTCGTAGATGCAGCCACGGTCGTAGGCGACCATGTGGCCGCAGCGGATGCCCATGCCCTCAATCACGCCTTGCGTCGTGTAGAGCGTGTCGTAGAAGCGGAGGTTGAGATCGCGCTGGCCCAGATGATGGCCGGCATAGGGGCGACCAATCACGTCCAACGACACCGGGAAGATTTCCACCGGCGTGGCGGCAAAGCCCCGCTTCAGGCAGCAGTCGATCAACTCCTGCATGTGGAAGCCGCGACGTTGCTCAAGACCAAGCGGGAACACGCCGCCGTCGTGGCCGATCTCGGCGATCAGGTCCGCGACAGGCACATCGAGCACCATCGCAAAGGACGTGATGGCACACTGCCATCGTTCGGGTTTCTTTTGTAAGCGCATAGAATCAGCCAGTTAGAGGTTCATCAGCGAGGGTTAAGAGAGCGGCGGGCTAGTCGAGTTGTGAGCGTTCAAGCTCTTCGCGGTCTAGCTCGTCGAGCAGTGCGTCGATGTCGGGAATCCGACCCCACGACTCTTTCCAGTAATCTTTCCAGTTGGCCTTCTTAAAGAGTTTTCCGTACTCTTCATCGGTGGCGGCGGTCAGTATCCAGATGCCGACACCCTTGGCGTCCCACAAGGGCCACTTCTGTTTCTGGGCCTTGGTGAAGCAGTATTTCTTCGGTTGCTTGCAGTCGATCCAGCGTGTGCCCCATTTCTCGTGGGCAATGAACAAGTCGGGAAAGCCGGTTTGATACAAGTTCCCGTGGGTATGTTCCACCATCCAGCCACGGGCCTTGAGGAATTTGATGAGCGCTTGCTGGATGTACCATTCCGGGCCGTGGGCGGGTTGGCGAATCTTCCTCACGTTGGCGTCTCCCAGGTCAGGCTCTTCACCAGCCGCCGCCCGCGCCGCTCGACCCGCCAGATGCGGGCGGGCGTGTGCGGCTTCACGGCATAAGCAAACTCGCCGGCCGCAGCGATGGCGTCGAGCCGGGCGATCAGCGCCGGGTTGATGGGGTCAACCAGCCTGGGTCGTGGGACCAGTCCCAGGAAATACCAGGGTCGGACGATCTTCCATTCGTACTTGGGGAAGAGGTTGCCGATGAAGGTCCAGCGACGGTCGATCGTGACTTCAATTTCGTAGTGGTTGACGTATCTCATTACATCATTTCCTTGGCGCGAATCTTGACTGTTTGTGCGGTGCCCTTCTTCTCGGCCCAGGACTCCATTTCCTTGTGCCAGGTAATACCGATCAACGGCACCTTGGGGCGGAAACTCTCCACGCTCTCGCGGACGACTTCCACGATGGTGTCGCCCAACTCGGGCTTGGTCACGGTGAGAAGTTCGTCGTGGACGTTCATAATGGACAGCCGTAGTTCACCGATGCCCGGCGGCTGCAAGTCCCACAGCTTGCGTTGCACGGCCTTGGTAATCTGGGCACCGGGGCTCTGAATCTCGTGGTTGGCAGCGGCCCGCATGTTGGCGGCCTGCATACCGAACGAGGCCCCGTAAAGCGCCGATGACACGGCACCGCCGGCCGTCTGCACGCGATCGCGCCGCACGACTTTGACCTTCACGCCGGACCAGTTCTTGGGCGGCTTGCGGGCCAGATCGAAGAGGGCCTTGCAGATTGTGTTTTCCAGGCTGAAGTAGCGGCGGAAGCCCAGGAAGGATTCGATGTACTCGGCCGGGTCCGCCCAGACCACCGCACTGCCCAGCCCGCCGGGCTGTCGCATGGAGCAGAAGGCGTTGAAGGTCTTTTCGCGGGCCTTGGGGATACCGGGGAATTTTTTGAAGAATCCGTCTTCAGCACGTTGAGCCACTTCGGGCGGAAGGCCGAATTTGCCCACGAGGGTATTCCAATCCCCTCCGTAAATCATCCCGAACACACCCTGCTTGCCCTTGGTGTACATATCGAACTCGGTGTCAGCCGAGGCCAAGATGTCTTCGTAGGTCTTGCCGGGGTACATTTCCATGCCGAACAAGGCGTGAATCTTCTTGCCACTGCACAGAGCCGCCCGCAAACTGGGGTCGTTGTACACGGCGTCGGCCAGCGTTACCTCAAATGAATCGAAGTCGCCGCCGCAGAGGATGTAGCCGCCCCAGGTGAGCGGGAACATTCGCCGCACGTCTTTGGTGTGCTTGATGCCTTGCGGATTGAGACCGTCTGCCCCGGCCATGCGGGAAGAGAGAGTACCAATCACCACGAAACTCGCATGGAACTTGCCGGCCAGGAGCAGCTTGTTGTAAAGTTCCACTTCCTTGGCGGCGATCTTCACGTCGAGGATGTCGCCGGCGCGGACTGCGGCGGGGTGCTTGCCGGCACGCAAGACGCCCGTGCCGTGGCAGCGGGCGCACGCGGGGTCAGGCTCGTCGCCGCAGCGCGTGCAGGGCTCGTCTTCCGTGACTTCCCAATTCTTGATGGCCTCGATATTCGACTTCTTCGTGGAGGCTTCCAGAATCACGCCCTCGGTCTCGTCCATCGCGGACGTGATGTAGGCGCGAACCTCGCCCGGCTTGTTGACGTTGACCGGGGAGTTGTCCACGATGTACTGGGCCTTCGCCAACAGGTCTCTCATGCCGGGCTTGTCGATCTCGAACCCGTGCCAGCGCACGATGGGGACCATGCAGGCCAGAGTCGAGTCGTCGTCACCGGGCGTAGGATCGCCGAAGTGATGGTCGAGGGCGCGGGTGTAGACAATATCGTCGTTGGCGTACTCGCGGGCGTCCGCCCGTGTCGCCCAGTGCTCGATGAATTTGCTGACGACGCCGGGCCAAGCATAACCCAGCAGCTTGTCTTCGCCGGCCTTGGGTTTGGCCTTGGGCTTGACCACTTCATCGTCGTCGCGCTCGTCGTCCATGCCGAGGGTGTTGACCGGCACGGGGTCTTCCTCCACGGCGACCTTGATCTTGCCCTTCCGCTTGCCCCAGACTTCCCAATTCTTCTCCGGCGACGAAACGGCCAATGCTGTGGGCGCATAGCCCAACTCGTAGGGCCGCCAAGATGTGGACGGTTCTACGTCTTTGTAATGGAACTTAGGCTTGTAGCCGAGCGCGTGTTCGGCCAAGAACTTCAAACCGCCAGCGGGATTGAAGCGCAGCACCACGTCTTTGAAATCGGGGTCAAGGTCGCCGAAGCGGTCCTTGCGATCAAAGACTTGCCAGCGCGGGGCGTCCGGGTCAGCAGACCGGGCAAAATAGATGGAGTCGAGTTGGATACGATTCTCCAACTCGCTTCGTAGGGCGTGGGCCAGAGTGGTGGGTACTCGCTTGATGCGAATATCCTCACGGGCCATGAGAGCCTGATAGGGGCCTTTGCGGCTGTGCAGCATCAGGTCGAGGGCGGCGGCAGGCTTGACGCAGGGGCCGTCCTGGGCCTGCGGTTCAAGCATGGCGATCTCGTTGATATGCTCGCACGGAATCCAGTCGCGCGGGCAGAGCCGGAAGGTCGTGTAGGTCTTGACGACCATGAACCAGTCGAAGGAGAGATTGAAGCCGACGACGGCGTGCTCGCAAAACCACTCGATCAAGTCGAGCGTCTCGCCGATGGGATGCCGCCAGACTTCATAGAGCGTAATCGGCCCTTCTTCCACGGCGTACTGGAAGAGAACGGGCGTGCCGAAGAGGCCGCACGTTTCCGAGTCGAGATAAAGTTTCTTTAGGGCCATAACGTAATCGTGGTGAAAGTTCGTGGAGAGCGGGAGCCGGCGACGGTCAGGCGGCCTTTTCTTCCTCTTCCTCGTCCATGAGCCCCTCGGCAACGAGGTTCGCCTTGGCGCGACCGATCTGCCTCAGCGCAGCGGCCATGCCGTTGGCATCCATGTCGGCGGCGCACTCCACGAATACTTCGTAGCAGAGGGCCAAAGTCTTCCAGGCTTCACATTGCTGTTTGATGGTCATGGTTTCTCTCGGGGTTGCGTGAGGGCTTCCGGCACATCGCGTGACTTTCCGCCAGCCACGGCGGGACTATCCTTACGGCCGGGCTACGGTCCACCCCAGTCGCCAGCCATCGCGGTTATGGGATCAGCGTATGTTTACGCAGACCGGAAGCCCTCCCACACAACATTTCAAAGGGTTAGAACACGTCGTAGGTCCAGCCGGGGCCAGCAATGCTGGCCGTGACGACCGGGCCTGTCAGGAAATCGCCATTACGAAAGTGAAGGAACATCTGCATCGTGCGGCCGATCCAATGGTCGATCCCCACGCTGGCGTCCAGAACGTAGACGCCCCGGAGGTACTGGCCAATCGTCGGCTCCCGCAGCAGCGGAGTCGTACTCGCGACCTCGATCAGACACCGCGCAGGATCAAGCACGACGATCTCGAAGAGCAGGCTGTCTGTCTCGACGATGATGCGTGTGCCCTTTTTCTGCTTTGTCAGGTCGATCCCCGGCTGGGATTTCAGGGCCGCCAGGGCTTCTTCGGGCGTTGGTAGCGTCTGCATCGTTTCCTCCACTAAGAGAGTTGCAATCGGCCGCTCTCTGGTTTTCAAGTTCGATGTCTTTTAGCAACTCCTTGTCGCTGACTTCGCCCATCGACCACGCCAGGGCTCGCGTCGGCAGGCCGTTGACCCCAAAACCGAACATCTTGAGGATCATGGCGTTGATCTGTTCTTTGGTCCGCCTTGATTTGAAAGTGCGTTTACACGCATCGGGCAGTCCCGGCAGGCGTCCGCTCTTGCCACCCAATCGGCGGGCCTCGGCCGTCTTGTTGGCGATGAAGACCTGATCGTCCGGGGCCTCGCGGTGGAGGCGTTCGATGGTCACGGCCGACAAGAGGCCGGCGGCGGCCTGGGCCTGAATCTCGGGTGAGAGGGTCAGCAGGCGAAGACGGGCGGCGACCCACTTGGTAGACCGGTTCAAGTCCTTGTGGCCCTGCCGGAGCGTGACGCCCTCGGGGTACAATCGCTGAAGGGCGATGGCCTCTTGCAGCATGTTGAGGTCTTCGCGCTCAAGGTTCTCGGTGAAGTTCAAGAGGCGGGCCTGATAATCGCTCAGGCCACGGCGGACCATCGCCGGCACGCGGGTCCACTTCAGATAGAATTCGACGGCCCGGAAGCGGCGGTGGCCGGCGAGCAGGCGGTATTCGTAGCCCTCGGGCAGGCCGCCCTCAACCTCGGCGACGGGCTGGACCACGACGGGGAAGTCAAGGCCCTTTAGCTCGGCACCGTCCCCCTTCTGGCGAATGCTGTCGGCAAGTTCGGAGACCGATTCCAGCATGAATTGTCCCCGGCAGTTGAAGTCAGCATCGTAGTAGATGCTGCTCAACGGCAGGGCGAACACGTCATACTGGGGGAGTCTCTTTGCTGCCACCGGCCGTCTCCTCAATATCGACTTGCACGTCCATCGAATCCAAATCGAGCCACTCACGGAGTTGGCCCTTGACCACTCGCACGACCTCTTCCAGGTCGGTGTCGTCCGGCAACCCGTGAAGTTGCACGCTCAAGCCGATACACATGGCTCACCCCAGTACCGTGTTGTTGAGCATCGGCCCGCAGTCCCAGTCCCAGACTTGGACCACGCCGTCGCCGATCCAGGCGAAACTATTCTTGGCGGCGCACCACGACCCGGAGTTGTGATACCACTCGCCCTTGTGACCCGGCGTATGGGTGTGGCCGCCGATTACCACGTCGCATTCGCCCTTATCGACGTACTGCTTCAGACCGTCGATCAGTTGCACGTCGCGCGGCTTCTTGCCCCAGAAGCGAGCATGAAAGCTGACCATCTTTTCCAGGGTGCCGACCCACAAGTCCTCGACGCTCCGTTTGCCCCGCATGGGGCCGCCGTTGCGGTCTTCCAGAATCCCCGTGATGGTCGTCAGGATGCGGCTCGTGCCCGGCATTTCGTCGGCACAGTAGGGATCGGCCTCGTGGCCGTGGACGATCTTCACACGCAGCTTGCCGTCGTTCAGGACGAACGGGGTGGTCATGCTGTCGAAGAGCGGATGGTTCAGGAAGTGCTTGCCGACGAAATGCAGCAAGTCAACATCGTGGTTGCCGAGGATGTAGACGGCACCCATCGCCGCCAAGCGGTCGAGCAACGGCAGATAGTGCTCGATGCACCGGCTGAGATTGCACTGCCAGAGATCGAAAAGGTCTCCGGCGATAATCAATCGCCCGGCCTGATCGCCGATGAAATCGAGGAAGCGGCCGAATTGCTGGGGCCGGTCGCCATAGGCGAAGCGGTCGCGGGGACCGCCATCGCACAAGTGCAGGTCGGAAACGATAAAAGTCTGCATGTTGATTCTCCAAAGGAAAGGCGGTGAGAGGGCTCGAACCTCCGCGCAGGATTTGTGACCTTGCTCTACCGCTGAGCTACACCGCTAAATAAGCTGCCGAGGTAGGACTTGAACCTACGACCACGCGATTAACAGTCGCGCGCTCTACCAACTGAGCTACTCGGCAATTGCCGGCCGCAGCCGGCTGGTTTCAGATGTCCACCGGAAAGCCTCGGGTGGGGTCGATGCCGTCGTCCCGGTCGTGACCTTCCTCGTCGTCGAGTTCGGTGTCGTCCAGGTCGTCTTCCTCTTCCTCGTCCAGGTCGAGATCGTCGCAGCCCGTGCAGCCATAGCAACCGGGGTCCATGCCAAGCATGTCGATCAACTCGTCCGCGAAACGCGGGTTCGTAAAGACCGTCTCGATGGTCCAGTCATGCGTGATCTTGGTCAGATCGTCGATCTGGGCCGCCATGTCCAGGGCGAGTTCTTCCGTGTCGAAGATGGCCACGGCAATGCTTAGGCCATCCTCGTTATAGGAGAGGAGCCAGGTGCCGGGGACATCGCCTTCGGTGATACCGCTGAAGACGATGCCGGTGAGATTCTTGGGTGTCCTACTCATTACTCGTCTTCCTCGTCGTCATCGTCTTCCTCGTCGTCATCCCAGTCCTCGTCCTCGTCCTCGTCCTCGTCCTCGTCCTCGTCTTCGTCTTCGTCCTCGAAGTCCCAGTTGTCGTCTTCCTCGTCGTCGTCGAAATCGTCGTCGAAATCGTCGTCGAAATCGTCGTCACGGTCTTCGTCGAACTCGTCTTCATCTTCGTCTTCCCAAAGCTCGGACTGCTCGACAGGGAAGTTCAATTCATCATCACGGTCGGACATGGTAGTGCTCCACGAAAAGGACAGGGACAGAACAGGGTAAGTAAAAAGCGGCACCGGCAGGTCTCGAACCTGCAACATTCCTTCCGCCAAACAGGCGGTCGCCACGAGCCACTTGTGCGTCGGTGCCAGTCGCTAGCTGTTGGGCTTGCGGCTTTTCGCCTTCATTTCGGCAATCACAGTTTCGAGTGTCTGGTACTCGCCGTTGGCCATTGCCTCGGCACAGCGGCGGTGCATTTCAGCGTTGTACTTGACCACCACGTCGTCCTTGGCGAACTCGAAACCAAGCCACTGCCAGGACACGGAAAAGTGCAACTCGTGCCCGGCGTCCCAGAACCACTGTCGCTTCAAGAGCGGGATGAAGGTCTGGACCAAAAAGAGCGAGTTGGCCAGGAAAGTAATCAAGGGTACAAGCAGTCGAAGCATGACAGTCTTTCTTTAACGATGGTGTCCACCGCCGCCGCCATGTCCACCGCCGCCCGGATTGGGCCGAGGGGCGGGTGACGGCCGGGGAGTGGGTGACGGCCGGGGAGCGGGTGACGGCCGGGGAGCGGGTGACGGCCGGGGAGTGGGTGACGGCCGGGGAGCGGGTGACGGCCGGGGAGCGGGTTGCGGGCGTGGCTCGGGCCGAGGTTCAGGACGGGGTTCAGGGCGTGGGCCGGGGACGAAGCCGCCGTGCCCGCCGTGTCCACGGCCGTCGCCAATGATGATGGGAACACCAATGATGATGGGGTCCACAATAATGATCGGGTCTCGGATAACGACGCCTCGCGGCCAGAGGATGCGGCTGCCATCGGGGACCAGGAAGTTGTTGCCGCTCGGGGTGTGGATGATGGAGCCTCGGGGCGGGTAGATCGGAAACTGAACATACACGCCAGGGGCCATGAGGCACGAGCCATCGGGGATCGGCAGAACGGTGCGGTCCATCAACTGAAGCTGCGAACCGTAGGGGATGGTGAAGGTCGTGGCCTTCGCCGTGGTGGCGAAGAGCATCAAGACCAGGGCAAGAAGCATTGCAAGGTATTTCATGGAAACCTCCAAATTAACGGTGATGGCCGCCACGGTGGCCGCCGGAATGGTTGGGGACCGAACGGGCCGGTCTCGGATAGCGCGGATCAGTGGGCACGTAGATCGGGTCAACAATAATCGGCGTGGTAATCGTCGGTGGGCTCACGGGCTCAACGATGATCGGTGGTGGTATGACTCCAGGCACCTGCCGCGCGGGGAGCAGGAGCCGCGAGCCGTAGATGATCTGGTAGACGACGTGCTTGGGCGTGACGATCTTGGAGCCTCGCGGCGGGAAGTCGGGAAACTCCGGTATCAGGCCGGTCTCCGGCTCCGGGGTCTCAAGGATCGAGCCCTCGGGTATGCGGTACGTTACCCCACCCGGCGTCACGACCCGCGTGCCGCTTGGGATAGCGAACGTCTCGGCCGTTGCCGTCGAGACGAGCAGGAGTAGGGCAACGAGATACTTCATGGCTTGGGAATGTCCAAGGTCGAGAAGGCCAGAACACGCATGTCTTCCAGGTGTCGCTCGATGGCAGCCTGCGTGCCGGCGACGGCCTTGGCCTGGGACGGCCGCAGTCCGCACGTCCAGAGTCGGTCCATCAACTCCTGGGCCTCCTCGTGATGCAGGCGGAAGGTCGGCTCAACACACGTACCCTCGGGAACCTCGAAGTCGAATTCCAGGTGCTTGCATACGCCGCGTCGTTCCCCGTTCTTGTGCCGGGTGACGACGAAGCTGATATATTCGTCGCACCACGGGTTGGCATAGGCCACGGCAGCGGTGAAGTCGTAACAATCGTAACCAGCTAAATTACGCAAGATCGTCGTGTCCTTTCGCATAGAACTCAGCCAGCGTGTGCAGCACATCGTCGTCCTGCATTTCCACCAGCTTGAAGATACGCAGGGGTTTGTGCTCGCCGAACATGACTTCCGTGTAGCGATACGTCGGGCTCGGCAGCGGACACGACGGTGTTATTGGCTTGTCGAATCCAAAGGCATTGAAGGGCCTCGGCACCTTCATCAGCAACACGGTCAGGCCATCATCAATGGTCTTGACCATGCCGTCGCCAGGACCGCCGACCAGTAGAACTTGCTTCATTTCTTCTCCAAACGCAGGTCAAGAACCAGGACATCGCCGGGCTCGCAGTTTAAGTCTTCGAGAATCTTGAGCCGGATCACGCCGCCGAGCTTTACGGTACAGTCCGCTTCCACTGCCTCGGGCGCGCCGCCCTTCGGCAGATGGAAGATATTGATGCGGACTTCAGGCATAGGCTTGCAGGAAGCCAATGAGTCCCTGCGGATCGAAGCGGAGTTCGTCGTCGGTGGCGAGCGTAATCGTTCCCGGCGGGAAAGCGATACGCGCGATGCCGTCTCTCCGCACGATGCTCTGGGTGGTCAGATCGACACTGGCGATCCGTTCGCCGTCTCGCCAGTGCTCAATGGTGTAGCGGTTCATGGTGCCCTCACATGAAATAGTGAATACACCACGCCATGCCGGTGGCCATCAGGACGCCGACGATCCCTTGCAGGACCGTGGCGGTTCCCTTCAATCGCTCCAGGCCCAGCATGACCGAGATTGTCATGGTTAGTCCGATGGCACCCAGGATGCCGAGGCCGGGGAAGCCCAGCGGCACAACGAACCACAACCAGAGCTTCGTGATGCACCAGCCGCGAATGGCAATCAGCAGGACGATGTACAGAACGCCCATAAGGCTGAGGGTGCCGAGGCCCGTGGCCTTGATGATGGCATCCATATTCGGATCGGGTTTCTTTGCAGACGTTGCGGTGTTCATACGTTTCTCGCGGGTTGTTAGTAGAGGAAGTGATGGATGTTGTGGACGGCGTGCCCGGCGTTCATCCGGGCAAAAACCGCCACGAGCGTAGCTATGGCCGCCGCAAGGCTGAGCAGGGCGGCAAGGACGGGGAGAGCGTCTTTCATCGCAGTGGGCCGATCTCCCGCCCGCCGTCGATCAGGTATCGCTTCGGGCCGTTGGCCTCGCTCTCGTGACGCAGCTTGACGTTCATGCGCCAGGTGATGCCGTGCTTGGCATTGACGCCGTGAATCCATTGGGCCGGCTCACGGTAGCCGGAGAACGAGTTGTAGGCGTAGGAGTCGGTGCCGACCCAGGCCCCGTTGACCAGTAGCTCGCCGTCGATGTCCGACAACGTACTGGCCGTATGGTGGTGGCCGACGCAGAAATAGCGGCAGCGCTGCGCACCGCCCGCCGCACCCAGGGCGATCAGGCCCTTTTGCTTGCGGGTCATGGCGTACCAGGGGATACCGCCGTTGGAGCGAACGTCGTCACCGTGGGCGATGTTGAAGCCGACGCCGTTGATATTGATGTTCGCGGACCACGAATCGGGAATCGTGAAGCTGACGTTGGTAAGCGAGCGGCTGTGCAGCCGCGCGACTTCCGCCACGAGGTAATCCCAGTTGTCCTGTGCGCCGAGGTAGTCCTTCTTCGGTGTGCGGCGGCCGTGGTTGCCCGCCAGATAGAGCACGTTGACTTGCTCGAAATGGGCCGCCAAGTCGCGGAACATGAGCGAGTGAAGCTGGCCGATGGCGAGGCAATTGCGGAACTGGTTGCGATAGTATGACCGCTCGCACGCCTTATGGATTTCGCCGCTGGTGAAGTCGCCATAGGCGAGTACCCACAGCACGGGGAACTTGAACTTGGGCGAAAGCGTGTCGTGGCACCACTCGACGACCGTATCGACGTACCGCTCGGCACGGGCGCAAGAAATGGGGAAGTTGTAGTTTTCCAGGCCGCCGACCTCATCCGGCCGCACGACCTGATCGTGGTGGCCGTCGCTCAAGTGCATCACGCAATGCTCGGAAATCTCGGCCTTGCGGCGGAAGTCCATTGCAGCGGGGAGGGCCGCGAAGGGCTGGATGCGCTGTTCCATTTCGCCGGTGATGGCCTTGAACAACCCGCCGATCTTGGCACCCGCCTTGACCTTCTGCCGCTCGCGGTTGCGCTCTTCGGTCAGGTGGACGATCTCGGCTTCCAACTCCAAGACCTTCTTGTCGGTCGGGTCGTAATCCTCGATAGGCTTGTGCTGGCCGCCAGCCTGCTTCGGGCAGGGCTCCTGGCCTTCCGGCCAGGGCACGTCCTTATGGACACGGCCCGTGGCGATGTCGCTCACGATGGAGCGGCTGACCTTGTGTTTCTTGGCGATCTGCGGTTGCGGGACTTTGGCCGCAATCTGCGCCTTGATAGCGGCGACTTTCTTATCGGATAGTTTCGTCATGGTGCTTTCTTCAATCAAAGTCCCTTGCGTCAAGGGGCTTGTCTTTGGTCTCTGGGTTCTGCTTAGCCTTACGCCGATTACGCCGGTGAAGGGCCTTCTTGAAGTCGCGCTTCCGATTGGGCGCGTCCACGATGCGGCTGACTCTCTTCCAAGCGCGAGGCCGTCCCATGTGAGCCTCCGAATCAATGGGAACAGCGGGGCGGGAATTACCCCGGCCCGGCGGATTGCGGGAACCGTCAGATGGCCGTAAAGTACGGCCGGGCGGACTTGTTGATGATGGCTTGAGCAGCCTTCGTGTTGGCCTTGATGCAGGCGCGGATCGCGCCGAGGATGCTGCCACCCTGCGGCCATTGCTCCGTGCCGTCGCACATCTTGGGAATCGCCGTCACTTTGACCGTGGGGTCCAGTGCCCACTCGACGCCCATCGTCTTGGCCCAGGGAAGGATTCGACGCAGAGGAACGATGAAGTTCAGGCCGGCACCGCCGCCACGGGTGAGCATTCCCATGTACTTGCCGTCTTCCAGGAACATGCCGCCGCCCGACGAGCCGGGGTAGGCCATTGTGGAAGTCTGGTCGAACATCTTGCCTGTCTTAATCAGGTCCACGTCGGTCTGCGAAATGACGCCGTAGCTTACGGAGTTGTAGAGCCCTTGCGTGCAGCCAACATGGATCAGCTTGGTGCCGATCTCTTGCAGATCAGCGGTGAGATCGAACGTCGCGCTGACCGTGGCGGGCCGGAAGTTGTCTTGCAGGATTTCCAGTAGGGCAAGGTCTTCGCCCTCTTCGGGATCGCTGTAGGCAATGACTTTGGCCTGAACATCCGACGAGCCGATCGCGCGGCCCTTGTAGCGGAATTCCTGGTGGATCGTCACGTTCTTAAAAGTCTTGTCGCTTTTCATCTGTTCGCGGACAACGTGCCCGGCGGTCCAGACGTAGGAGCGGGTCACGTCGCCGACTTGGCGTGTCACCAGAGTACCGCTGCCGCTGCCGTGGTCCACTTTCACCAGGACGCTCACGGTTTGCAGATCGGCAAGGATTTTCGCGGGCGTCGGGGCGGCCGGAGCAACCGGGGCAACCGGGGCGGCGACCGGAGGCGCGGGAATGGCCGGAACTTCTGTGGCGACTATGGCCGGTGGTTTGGGGACCACGATGGCATTGGGCTTGGTGGCAAATGCCGCGCCGGCAAGCAGCAGAACGGCACACAGGGAAAGGATCACGGACTTCATGTTGCAAGGCTCCAAATGCAAGGGGATACAGGTTTCAAACGCGAACGGTGTCAACTTGCTCGACTTCGAGCAGGCTGTCGTACTCGGGGACCAACCGACAAAGCAGGGCCTCGTGGAGAATGTCACTCAAGGTTTCGGCGTCACTCGACATGCTGCTCACATCAACGTGGACAACGTGATAGACACCCTCTTCATGCTCGCCGTTGTCGGGGAGCCTGACTTGGATTGCGTCCACCGTGTCCCAAGGGCGGCCTTGGAACGCGCGGGACAGGCAGTTGATAATGACCTCGCGGGTCGGGATCGCTTTCCAGTTGCCTTCGTACAGCGTGAATTTGTAGGTGGCCTGGATCATGTTCGGTACTCCTCGAATTCACCTTCCTGGGTAGCGGCGTCGTTCCAGTCAACGTCCTGCATCAACTCGCCCATCGTCATCAATTCCAACTTGCGGTTGGCACGGATCACGTCGAGCACACGCTTGTCGCTGGGTAGGTGGACCAGATCGACGATGGTGCAACCCAGGTTCTCGTCCATGCCCTTACGGTGGATTCGATCCTCCGACTGGACCCGGTACTCCGGCTTCCAGGAATTGCTCCAATAGACCGCCATGCGGGATTCCACCAGGGTCAAGGACATACCGCCCGACTCGGGGTTGGCAACGAAGGCCACGCGGGGATGGGCCTCAATGTTGGCCCAGTAGTCCAGCGGCTCTTCCTCCACGGCCGTATCGTCGTGCGGCAGGACTTGGAAGTTGCCCTGGTCGCAACGGACCACGGACCACTTCTCCCGCTTCATCAGGTTCACGACGCGATCCACCGACCCGGTGAAGCCGGCGAAGACCACGATGCGGCCCGTTTCCTCGCATTCGTCCAGGAGCATCCGCAGGGCGGCGTCCTTGGGACAGGCGACCTCGCGGGTGATGCGGACGATCTTGTGGACTTCCATCGAACCGCCGCAGACCGGGCAGGGTGCCTTCTCTTCGATCAGGCGCGCGAGTACCTCGTCCGGCAGCAGGTCGGTGCCGGGGTAGCAGCGGTCGCCGTCTTCCGGGTCGCGCCAACTGGCCACCGTGCCGTCCGTGCAGTGCGTGCATTTGGTCATGCCCTGCTTCTCGTCACGGTACTGGAAGCCGTCGCTCAACTCCCGCAGGAGGGTCATGCCGGTGACGGCGTTTGGGGCCGCTTCCACAAGGGCCTTGGCCACACGGAGGATGCTGGCGCTGGGCTTGCAGACGATCTGGCGATAGCGTTTCTCGGGCAGGTTCAGACAGTCTTTCTTGTGCTTGATAATCACCAAGCCCTTGAGCCGCTCGTGGAGGTAGGCGACCTCGTTCTTGCTGGGCACGAAGGGATGATACTCGGCCGGATCGGTGAGGCCGTCGAGTTCATGCGGCCCCTCTTCGCGCGTCTCGCCGCACTGGTTGCATTTGTTCTCGTCGTCGCGCCAGCCGGTGCGCTTCTTGAAGGAAGCCGTCTCGTACTGCTGATCGACCATGAAAGCCATGCGGGCTTCCATCGCCCTGGCACTGCCCTCGCGGAGGAAACCGGGCCATGCAATCTCGCACTGACTCCACCAGTCGATGGGCGTCTTGGGCGACGGCGTACCGGACATCTCAATCACGTACCCGCCTTCCACGCCCCACTTCTCGCGGATCATATCGGCCAGCCGTTGAGCGGCCTTCGATCGCTGGCTGGTGGAATTCTTCAAGCGGCTGGATTCATCGCAGATCAGGCCGTGCGGCGGTGGCACGCCCTCGGGCCACTCGTCAATCACGCGGACCAGACCTTCGTAGGTGTGGTACTGGATGTCGAATTGCTCGGCGGAGAACTTCCACTTGCGGAATTCGCGCTTGATGTTGGGCAGGCTCGTCTTGGGGCCGATCCAGAACCAATCATGGACGCCAGATCGCTCAATCAATTCCTGGGCCGAGAGGGTCTTGCCCGTGCCCATTTCCGCCGCCCAGAGTTGGAAGTGGTAGGTCAGGCCAGCGTCGGTCAAGTCCTTCTGGTGCGGCATGAGGGGCCGCTGGTACTCGTGCCGGATGATGTCGCGGTCGAACCAGGCGAACATATCCTCGCCGCACATGAGCGCAAGCTGGAAATTGTTCCGCTGGCAATCCTCGACCGACCATTGCTTGATCGGGTTCTCTTCCTCATAGCCGTGCCACCGCGAGCCCTTCATCGCCTTGATTTCGTCCTTCAGGCTGAAGGGCGACTTGACAAAGAAGATGCGGCCGTCACGGCGGTCGATCTCAGCCGGACTGAGGACGGTGCGACCGCTGCTGGTGGTGGTTCTTAGCTTGATCTTTTCAATGGCCATTATTTGCTCGGTTTCGTGAGTCGGGAGATTGCGATGTCGCAGTTGTGGGCGTCGAGTTCGACGCCGATGCAGTGTCGGGCCAGGCTTTGCGCGGCCAGGAGAGTCGAGCCGCTGCCGGCGAAGGGGTCGAGGATCACGCCGCCGTCTGGCGTGGAGAGCAACGTGAGCAGGTACTTCATCAGGGCCAGGGGCTTGACAGTGGGGTGGTCATTGCCCGACCCCTTTTCCTTCTTGGCGGCCTTGGCGCAGTAGAAGAAGCGCGAGGCCCCGCCGCTGTCGCCATAGCCCGTCAGGTCACTGCCGGCGCGGTTGGCGTCGGAGCCGTAGATGCCGCTCTCGCCGGACGTGCCCTTGCGTTTGCCGCTGGGTTTGCCGCTGGTGAGCGTGCCCGTCTGGTTGTCCAGTTGAGCCGCTGCTTCCTCGTCTAAGAGGAGATTGGCAGGCCAGCGGCCCTTGGTGGATTCGATGAATTGGGCACCGTTCTTCTCGGCCGTCCGCTTGATGCGGTTGCCTTGCTGGCCGTGGAAAGTCGTACCGTTGCGGTCGGCGTTGTACTTGTAGCCGGGGTTCTCGCCGATGCGGCAGCCGTCGATATGGAAGCCAGCCACGCCCCAGTTCTCGGCGTTCTGGGCAATCGTGCCGTCCATCGGCTTCATGGCCAGGATGATCGGCTCCCAGGCCGGCTTCAGGGCTCCGGCCCAGCCGGTCCACGCCTTGGCCAACTCGGTGGCCGGGGCGGTAATCTCGACGGTCTTGATTCGCTCCTCAGCCGTGTGACCGCTGACGCCCTTGCCGTAGCTCACGCCGCCACTGTTGGCCGAGAGGGTGTAGCCGGGCAGGCCCATCTTGGTGCCAATGACCTTCCGCTCTGCCCCTTTGGCCTTGTCGATCATCTTGCCCACGTCGGCCGCCTTGGGAAAACCGCAGCCGTAAAGCCACATGAGCGTGTCGCGGATGTCCCAGCCGGCGTCTTCAATTGCGCAGGCCAGATGATGCCAGGTCCGCGTGCCGCCGAAGGCCAACATCAGGGCACCGGGCTTGCAAACCCGCAGAATGGCCGCCCAATACTCCGGCCCAGGGACTTGGCGGTCCCATCCCCTTCCCATGAAGGAAAGGCCGTAGGGCGGATCAGTCACGACAAAATCGACCGACGACTCGGGCAACGTGGGAAGCACGTCGCGCAGGTCGCCGTCGTAAAGCGCAATGCCATTTTCGTCGTGACGCTTCAAGAGGATGCCTTTCGGAGATAGAGCGTTTACACACCCGGAGTCGGGCGTTGGTTCGTGGCTTCACTTAGAGAGTTGCAAAGCGTGAGAAACTGGTTGTGACGGTTTCACCGATTTCTCTTGTCCTCCAGGTAGAACGTCTGGTCCGAGGCGTTCCGGGCACGGAGGTCGGCCCACACGTTCAAGCCAGCCGTCTCGAAAAGGGAGTAGACCCGGTTGAAGCACTGCCGCACCGGCAACTCCACGGACGGATCGCTCCCCGCGCGAACGGCGTCTCGCCACTGCGCCAGGGTTCCGGTAATGACGGCGATCTGCACCGAACCTACGAGCGTGTCGGCGACGACAAAGGGCATCGTGGAGCATTGCAGAATGTCCAGCATGTCGCGGCTGTCGGCGGCGACGAGGATGCTGAAGCTGACGTGTACCAGGAGGCTGGGGAAGAGACCCACGGGACTCCTCTGGTCCCGTATCGCTGCCAAGCAACTGAGGAAGCGTTCGGCATCCGTCAAGTCGCGCGGGCTGGCGTCGGCCTTGGCGGACGGGCTGTAGCCCAGGGCCTCGAAACTCAGACCCAGGAAGGTCGTGAAGTCGATGCTGGGCTTGTTAATGAGTACGGCATCGGGCTTCATGGGAGTGACTTTGGGTTACTTGCGTTTGGATTCCAGCTTGTGGGCCAATTTGACCTGCCGTGTTACGCAGAGCAGGAGGTTGTTGATGATGGGCGCGAAGCGGAGCGTTTCGTCGCCGGCCTCCAAGACCAGGGCGTCGGTGGTGATGCGGAGGAGCGAGATCGTTTCGCGGGTACGCTTGATGGCCTTGCGGATTTGTTTCTTGGACACGGGACTGCCTTGAAAAGAAGTGGAAAGAAAAGGGACACAGCCGGGACTCGAACCCGGACGCATTGAAAGCTGACGAGACTTTAATGGTTAAAGGGTGTGCTCGTTCAGTCGAATGTTGCTGGCTTACAACACTGTGTCTGTGGTGCCCGCAGGTGAGCGCTTCACCTGCGGACGGAATGACCCGGCAAAGTGCGCAGAGAGGACCAGCAGGAGATCATCCTGCCCATGATGGTCGTCATGCGTGCCGAGGCGTTGACTAGCGAGCGCGGGCCTTTTTGCCGGCGGGCTCTTTCACGACCTCGACGCCATCGCCCTTGCACTCGATGAAGGTCGTCATTTCCTTCTTGAGCCGCTGCATTGTCGGCATCTTGGTGAAGGGATTGCCGCACTTGACCACGACGGGAACGTGCCAGGAGTAAGTGCCCTTCTCCACGAGCCGGCTCTTGAGCGTCAACGGCAAGGGGCCGTGCGCTACCAGGCCGTCCACGTCGTTGCCGGCCGCCTGCTGACGGGCGATGTCGGCCGTCGTCAAGGGCAGGAACGGGTAGAGCTTCTTGGCCTCGCTGCGGGTGCTCTTGCTGCCGCAGAAGAATTCGAGGAAACGGCCGGTGCCGCGCTCGATGACGAGGAAGCTGGGGCCGTACATGCAGTGCGATTCCTTTTCGAGCGACTGCGCGGCAATCCGCTTGAACTCGTCGGACTCGGGATCGTAGTTCACGATCACGGCGTCGGTGTCGGTCATGTCGATGGCCTTCGGGCGGCGGCCCAGCGGCAGAATGTCGATGGTGTCGCCCAGGTCGATGACCTCTTCACCCTCGGGAATGCCGTAGCAACCGGGGCGGACTTGCCCCTTGTTGATGGCCTTGCCCTTGGTGTAAAGCTGCAAGCGGCCGATGAACTCGGTGCTCTTGGCCAATTCGGCGAACTGATCGTCAGTGCCCAACTGGGTGGAAGGAAGCTGGTTGAAATCGACGGGGACCAGATTGTTTTCGGACATGGTGCAAAACCTCAGAGTTGAAGATTGGAAGAGAAACTTAAAGACAAACGGCAAACAGGGATCAAGCAGGGCGGGTGGCCGGTGCGGGTGGCCGGTGCGGGTTACATGATTAGGTCTCCGTGGCAATAAAGTGTGCGGATGTTTTAGGGTTCGGGGCGATCTGTGAAGTGCTTTCGCATTCGTTCGGCCTGCTTCCTGCGCTGCTCGTCCAGGCTCTTGGCATCCAGGTGCATGACCCAATCCAAGCAGGCGTTCCAACCGTCCACGGCCGTTCGCGCCTTGCCGACAGCCAAGAGGGTCGGACCCTCTTGGGGTCGCTCCTTCTCGGTCAACAGGTCACGCAGATTGCGAAGGTGCGCGATGGGCGTGAACTCGGCCGCAAAGAGTACATCCAACTTCCCCTGCCGCGCCGCCTCCCGTTGCTGCTTGATGAAGACAGACACGGTGGCTTTGAATTCGGGGGTGGGTGCCGTCTTGGCAAAGTCCACAAAGCGATCTTGCTGGTTGTAAATGACACGGGACAACACGTAGGCCGACATGAGGGGAATCTCCCCACGGTCCACAGCCTTCTGGATGGCGGGTTGCAGCCGGAGTAATCCAAGCTGCTCGCCGATCCAGCCGTGACTATTGTGGACCATCCTTTGCAGCCGGGCATGAGACATGCCGGGGTGGTCGTCCAGTATCTTCTTCAGCCGTCGTGCAAAATCGCACTTCTTCGTCGTGGGTCGGATTGCATTGGCTTCAATCTGCGAGGCCAAAACCATTTCGTCCGTCATGCCGTGCCTTATCAGGCAGGGCACAGGAGTTAGCGCCAGTTCCTCGAAAGCCGTGTAGCGGTACATCCCGTCTACGACTTCAAACTTCCCAGGAATGCGCGGCGATGGCCGCACGCAGATCGAGTTCAACGGCCCGTTGGCCGCTAACGAATCCCGCAACTCCATGTACTCCAGCGAATCCTTTTCCACGATCCTGAGCAGCAGGTGGGTTTCGTGGATGTCGCAGAGCGGAATGTCACGGCTTTCGATCTTCACAGTGGGCTCCGAGATCAACAACAACACCTACAGGAGATGGTAAAAACGAGCTTTTTTTTCAGAAAACATGGCAAAGTTTTTGAAAAAAAGGACCGTTTTTACCATCTCCTATAGGTGTTAAGTGCCAGTCTTTCCCGCGCCGGAAACGGCAAAGCGAGAGCGTGTAAACGCACCCTATCAAGGAAGCGACATGAGAGTCACCCAAGCCATCCAAGTCTTCCTCAATGCCCGCCAACTGCCGGCCAACGCCGATCTGGTTGCGCGCTGGTCGTCAGCGCACGAAACCCAGGTCAACGTCGCCGCCGGCAATGGTGAACCCGTGGAGGGCAAGCGGACGACCTACAGCGATGGCATCAACGAGTGGTGGAATATAAGGCTGCCCAAGAACGCCAACAGCGACCCGTCCTGGAACGACTACGAACTGAAGTTCCCCTTTGAAATGCACGCCGAGGGCATCGGCTGCACGGGCTGGGACTGGGCCGCGCAGCGCTCGCGCTGGGTGGCCTTCGACTTTGACAGTCTTACGACGCACGCCAAGGGCGTGGGCGTCACGGACGAGGAATTGGAGCGGGTCAAGCTGGCGGCCGAGGCCCTGCCCTACGTGGAGACCCGGTTGAGTACCAGCGGCAGCGGCATCCACCTTTACGTCTACTTCGACGCCCAGGGCGTGCCCACGGCCAACCACACCGAACATGCCGCCCTGGCCCGTTGCGTGCTAGGTATGATGTCAAGCGACACGGGCTTCGACTTTGCCAGCCAGATCGACTGCTGCGGCGGTGTGATGTGGATTTGGCACCGCAAAATGACGGCCGAGAACCACGGTCTCTCGCTTGTCAAGCCGGCCACCAAGGAACTCTCCGTGGCCGATCTGCCCACCAACTGGCGTGACCATATTGAGGTCGTGACCAAGAAGCGGAGCAAGGTGCGTGTAAACGCGGTCGAGGACGACAAACTCGATTCCTTCGAGCGTTTGGCTTCCAGCCGCAAGATCATCCCGCTGGACGAGAGCCACAAGCTACAGATCGAGTCCCTGATGCGGACTAATTTCACGACCTTGTGGATCGCCGACCACCATCTGTTGCAAACACACACCTGCGCCCTGGCCCGTCTGACGGAAGAGCAGGCCGGGGAGTTGGGGCTGGTTGGCATCTTCAAGACGATCTCCCAGGGCAACAATCCGGGCTCGCCCAATTGCTTCCTCTTTCCCTTGCCCAACGGTGCCTGGAAAGTCTACCGCTTTTCCCAGGGCATCAACGAGGCCGACACTTGGAGCCAGGACGGCGAGGGGTGGACCACCTGCTACTTCAACCGCACGCCCGATCTGGCCGCCGCCTCCAAGGCCCACGGCGGCCTGGAAGACCCCGACAAGGAAGGGCAATACGTATTCAACGAGGCGGCCCTGGCCATCAAAGCCGCCGAGGCCCTCGGCCAGAAGATCGAACTCATGGACGAAATGATGGACCGCGAGGCCCGCCTGAAGACCAGCAAGTCGGGCCGGCTGGCCGTGGAGATCGAGAAGCAGAAGGACGACAACCCCAAGAAGATGCCCGGCTGGATCGACAAGAAGGGCAAGTGGGTCCGCATCTTTGAAGTCAAGACCGAGAGCACGAAAACCGACGAACTCGGCTTTTCGGAACACGACCATTTGATGCGCGAGTTGGTGGCCGCCTCCAAGGAAAGCGCCGGGTGGGTGTTGTTCAAGGACGGCGAATGGATACGGGAGCCACCCGGCAACATCAAGATGCTCCTGCAAAGCAAGGGGCTCGGCAAGCCGGAGGCCGAGGCCATGATGGGCGAGGCCATCGGCAAGAGTTGGACACTGGTGAATCTACCTTTCAAAGAAGAATACCCTGGCGGGAGACAGTGGAATATGGATGCAGCGCAGTTGAAGTACGAACCGGCCATCCTTGGCGACGATGAAGAGCCCACGCATCCCCACTGGGACAAGGTGCTCAATCATATCGGCCAAGACCTGAACGCCGGCCTCCGCGACTCGCCGTGGGCGCAAAAGGCCGACATCAAGACCGGCGCTCAATATCTTCTGGCGTGGGTCTCCTGCATGATTAAGTACCCGTTCTCGCCGCTGCCTTACCTCTTCCTCTATGGGCCGGAAAACAGCGGCAAGTCGATCTTCCACGAGGCCATCGCCCTGCTAATGACCAAGGGCTGCGTGCCCGCCGATCGGGCCTTGACCAGTACCGGCGACTTCAACGGCGAGTTGGCCAGTTGCATCCTGGCTATCGTCGAAGAAAAGGACATTTCCAAGGCCAAGGGGGCGTTGAACAAGATCAAGGAATGGGTCACGGCCCGAATGCTTTCCATCCGCAAAATGCGGTGCGACAGCTACTCGCAGCCGAACACGACGCACTGGGTCCAGTGCGCCAACCGCCGCGAGAACTGCCCTGTCTTTCCCGGCGACACCCGCATCACCGTTATCCATGTGCCGGACCTTCTGCCGGACCAGGAAATCCCCAAGGAAAAGCTGATCGAGAAGCTCACGGAAGAGGCCGCTCATTTCATGTACTCCCTGATGAACATGGAATTGCCGGAGCCCTCCGGCCGTTTGCGGCTGCCCATTGTAATGACCGACAGCAAGGCGCGGAGCGAGGAAGAGAACCGCAACTCGCTGGAAGAATTCGTCGCCGACTGCTGCTACGAGGCCCCTGGGGTGTTGACCCCCTTCAAGGACTTCTTCGACAAGTTCTACGAGTCGCTGACCGTGAACGAGAAGGGCGACTGGTCCAAGCAGCGGGTTATAAAGGGCATCCCCTCGCGCTTCCCCACGGGGACGCACAGCAACAACAAAAAGTGCATCGCTAATCTCTCTCTGGAAGAAGTCACCATCGCCCCCGGCACCAAACCCCTTGTCTTCGCGGGCGACAAGTTCGTTGTAAAGGAATAGGTCATCATGTTGATCCTTGTCTACAAGATCACCGGCAAGTACACCCCCTCGATCTTTACAGCCACATGCGTGGCGGAAGTTGAGTCGGACAAGATACCTCGCAATCAGGCCGCCTTTGCGGCCCGGCACGGCGGCGACTTCATCGACGTTGCCCCGGAGCCCGTGGCGGAAATGGCAGGTGTCTGATGGCCCGCTTCATTCCTTGCGAGGGCTCGATGTACGAGGTCTGCACGCTGCTGGAACTCGGCGACCTGCAAAACTTCGTCGGCGGCCTAGTGCGCTTCATCGCCATTGGTTTTGGCGACAACATCGTCTGCCATGAAGATGCCCTCAGCATCTATCCCGAAAACATCACTGCCTCCTCCCTCTATCACCAGCCCATCCACGGGCCGGCGGTCGTCCTGCAAATGAAGGAACTCCTATGATTGTTATTGGACTCGGCCACTACTCGCGCACGGGCAAAGATACCGTTGCCAATTACTTCCTCGAATGCCTCAGCGAGTACAAGGTGTCGATGCGGGCCATCAAACGCTCGCTGGCCTGGAAGCTGAAGCAGCAGTGCTACGAGTTGTATGCCTGGGCCGGCGTCATGCCGCCCGAGCACTACGAGACCAAGGAAGGCGAGAAGGACCGCGATGTCAAGCTGCCGGCCCTGGGCATGACGGCGGTGGAACTTTGGGTGGCCTTCGGCACCAAGGCCATCCGCAACAACGTCCATGACCGGACGTGGCTGGACTACCTCTTGAAGACCGACCACCAGTGCGACGTTCTGCTCATTCCCGACATTCGCTTCCCCAATGAGGCGGACGCGATCAAGGAAATGGGCGGACTGGCCATCAAGGTCGTGCGGCCAGGCTACGGCCCCCGCAAGACCGTGGCCGACCGAGCCCTCTTGGGCTACGACGGCTGGGATTACGTCATCGGGGCCGAGGGCACGATGGACAGCCTGCGGCACTGGGCCTCCCGCTTCGCCTGCCACGTTGCCGGCGGCAAGAGTATTCCCGTGCAGACGGCCGCCGAAAGGGCCGCCGCCCTGAAGGTCGAGAACATCGAACCTTGGGAACCGGCGTGACTATCATCACAATGGTGGTATACATGATATGCGAGTCACCAAGCGCAAGTGGAAACAAAAAGGCGGCCTCTGGAACACGGAGGCCGCCGACAAGATGGGGTCCGGGTACATTCCCTATCCCAAAGCCTGCGCCCGCATGGGCGATGGCCGACACGGCGGTAAGAAACTCAAGACCTTGCGAGCACACCGACAAGACCGAAAACCGACATGAAGACCTATTCCTCCCTCGTGACCTGCAACGGCAATCTGCTGGCCTCCATCGACTTGGAGACGACCGGCACGCAGCCGGGCTTCCACGAAATCATCCAGATTGCCATTGTGCCGCTCAATAGCGACATCCGCCCGATCGCCGACTTGCCGGTGTTCTACATGAACATCAAGCCCAAGTACCCCAAGCGGGCCTCCAAGGCGGCCACGCTCAAGCACGGCATCACGATTGAAGACTTGGTGCTGCACGCCCCGGAGTCGGAGAAGGTCGAGGATATGCTGGTGGAGTGGTTCGAGCGACTGGACCTTCCCTTCGGCAAGGTGCTCGTGCCGCTGGCCCACAACTGGGCCTTTGAGTCCAGCTTCCTCAAGGCATGGCTGGGCGTGGAAATGGTGGATAAGGTTTTCCACTCGCACGCCCGCGACGGAATGCTCACGGCCATCCACCTGAACGACCGGGCGGCCTTCGCCGGGGAGCCGGAGCCCTTCAACCGGGTCGGCCTCGGTTCGATCTGCAAGAAGTTCGGTATCGTCAACACGCACGCCCACGACGCGCTGGCCGACGCCTACGCCGGGGCTGAGGTCTACCGGGCAATGGCAATGGGGATGATCTAAATGGGTACACCAACGACCGTCCTGACATTGGCGCAGTGGAATCAGATTCTTACCAATATCAACAATTCTAGCGCCAGTTGCGGGAACACGCCGCTGCCGGCCGTGACCGCGCCGCACCGTTGGTCCACGACCGACATACTTAACGCCCAGGTCGCCTGTGCAAACGGCGGCCCATATACCACGCCGGTCGGGCCGCCATACTTGTGGCAGCAGAAGATCATCGACGAACTCAATGCAGGAATAGCAAAAGGCTGTTGCACCTGCAATAAAGGCGTCGATGGCAAAGTGATTCCTTTCGGCCCGGTAATCAATGCCACCGTCCAGACTTCTTGTGGCGGCGCACCGTTTCCCACCAATACAACAGCGCTCGCCCCGTTAATTAACGGCTACCAAGCTGTTGGACCAGGAATCAACGGACGAGGCTGGAAGGTAATCAGCTATCTGCTCGTAAACGGCAAACCAGTCTACCCCTATTCGGGTGTCTGGGCTTCCGGCACGGTCGGTTGTAGCGGCGCAATTGTCTGCAATAGCGGCACGATCAATCAGGTTTGGGGCATCGCGGTCTATGGTGGTAACACGCCTTGCAACGATGCTAACTATCTGAACTCGATTGCAGCCGCGCAGGCCATGATCGCCGCAGGCGGTCAGCCCGTGTCAGCTTGGATACCACCCCAGCCCCCTGGCTGGTATCAACTGCAATTCTGCATGGTCATCGGCATCGGCGGGGCAACCTGCCAGACCGGCGGATGTCCGCAAACGTGCGGTTGTAATTGCAGTAACTACGGCGTGTATCTTTACACGGGGTCTAACTCATTCGTAAGCTGCGCGTGTGGAAACTATGCACAGTGCAATCAAATAGCCTCAAGCTGGGCCAACAGTGGCGGCGGCTGGGCGTCGATATTCTCTTGTGGTGGTGGTGGCGGTGGCGGTGGAGGAGGCCGTAGTTAATCATGTCTGAAATCAAAATTAGCATTATTGGTCCCGAAGTATTCGCCCCCGGCGAAATACCTGCTGTAACCCCTGTTGCGGTGCCTAATGCGGAAGAGTTCAACCGGGCGGTCGGTTCAAAGGTTATTTTTGTCGTTGATTGCGTGTATCGTACTCGAATCAATCACAACGAAAACACCGGCGATCACAGTTTGCACTGTGGGAATTCTCTCTGCGAGCACAATGGCAAAGAGGTCACATATCGAATCTGCGCATTTTGCCCCTTGCGAAAGGATGGGGCGCAGACTGTGATACCCGTGCCGACGCCTACCGCGCCGCCCTCCGAGCCACGCCCCGATCTGGCGGCCATCGCGCTGACCCTGCCAGCACCGAACCCGGAGAAGGATGCCGAGCGGACCTTCCAGCGGCCGATCTTCCATGCGGACGGCAGGATTGAATATCCCAGGCGGGACAAGGACTGGGAGCCGCCGCAGAACATCAACGGATATGTCCGCGACCCGGACAACAAGTGGGTCTTTCACCCCTTGTGGGTTCCTTGTGCATTCCGCCATCAAACGGCCTTCCTCAAGGCCAACTGCGGCTGCATCGACGTGATCTGCCGCTGCAACTCGCCGCAATCACCTATGTTCGCTCAACGTCTCGCCCACGAAACGTGCGCGAATTGCCCCGTAAGAAAGAAGTAAGAAAGAAGTAAGAAAGAAGTAAGGAAAAACAATGCAAGCAACCGTCAAGCCCTGCCTCAAGTGTCCCGAAGGTACGGCCGGTACACCCATCGCCCTGAACATGCAAGCGCCGGGGCGGGGCCACGACCAGCGCATCAATTACGTCCTCAACGAGGGCGACGTGCGGGTGTTCCACTACACATTGGGTCAAGCCATCCCGGACGTGGAAATGAAATACGGACGCCCGGTGGTCCACGAAGATGGATCGTTTGAGTTCCCGGTGCTGGAAGGGGTGGGCGATGCCGTGGGGGAGCCCGAAGACCTCTACGGCTACGAGCGGGACGGCGAGAATCGGCGGCTGTTCCGTCCGATGTGGCCAGATTGCTCCGAACGCGCCTTGGGCGTGTTCGTTCATGCGGGCGTCATGGCGGTGGCCGGCAGATGCAATCACTACCTGGCAGAGCACTTCACCAGACCAGTCACGGTGGACCAGTGCCGGGAGTGCTCTGCCCGTCGCGCCAACCCTAAGCGCGAGCCAATGCCGAGAACGGCGAAAGAATTCATCGCCCGTGCCGAGGCCAGGGCGAGAGAGGATTTGAAGAAGAAGCTCGGCGACGATATTTTCGAGCGGGCCGAAGCGAACCTCAAGGCATGGCACTTTGGCAGGACCGTGAAGCCAGCGGTGCCTGTGGTGCCGACTACAAATAGAATTGCGAATTCGTCATCGCGTGGTGGTCCGCCTGCGTCGTGAGCAGCTTGAACACCTTGGTCTCGGCAAAGTTCACCAGCTTGGCACGCACGATATGCACGCCGTACTGCCGGAGTTCCTTGCGGACTTCCTTGGTCATGGTGTTGGTAATCGACTCGTCCGCCGTGCCGTGGAGAATCTCTTCCAGGGTGTGCGTGGCGACGACGCGAACGACAGCGGACTGGGTGAGATCGTTGACGGTACTGTCCACGTCCCAGTTGGCCTTGCCGATGGCCTGGATGATGTCCCTGATCTTGTAGACCACCAGCGTCTTCACGGTGACTTTCTTGGCATCCTTGGTGGTCAAGACCTGATCGGGAATGGCAAGCGTCTGGCGGGCCGTGACCAGTACCTCAATCTCCGTGGTCAGCGGCCAGTAGAAGTGCAGGCCCGGTTGGAGGGCCTTGATATGCTTGCCCCGGACCCACTTCACCCCGGCATGGGTCGCCCGGATGATAACAATGTGTGGGATGAATCGGTAAAACGTCTCAATCAGTTGACTTAGCCATGCGAAGGCTGATTCCATCGGAGCACCTTTGTTGCTGGGCGTTGTCGCGTTATGTCGCGTTTTGTTTTGTTCCGAAAAGAAAAGGGCATCCGGGCGTAAGCCTGGATGCCCTTTTGTCGTTGGTAGTCGCCTGATCCGCTCTTAGGGAATCGGGCACGGTGCGTCCGGGGCCGGGTTCGGGCTGCCGGGCAGCATGTCACGGCGGGCGTGCGCTTCCTGCATCATGGTCAGGAGTTTGTTCTTGACCGGCGAGGAAGGCGTGCTGGCCGAGCCGAGATCGTGGGACTCACGAGCCTCTTTGGCCGCCCACCGGGCGTCTTGAACGTCCTGATGCACGGCGTCGTTCGTCCGGCCCTGGGCCTGGATCAAAACGATGTCCGGCGAGGGACTGTTCATATTCCCTACGTTCTGCATAGTTGGTCCTTTAGGCGTAATCCATGTGGTTGCTGCGGAGCCCGCGCATCTTAGCACGGGCTCCGCGTTATTCGCACAGGCTTACTGGGTCAGCTTACTTGCCAACCGTGTCGGCCGAGCCGCCGGCCCCGCCGTCGATGCCATTCCAACTGCCGTCGTAGACCTGGGCCTTGTTCTGCTCGGGAACCTGACCCATCTGCTTGCGGTACTCGTTGGCGCTCTTGGCCATCGCCACGTCGCGGTCCACTTGGTCGCCGGTCTTGCCTTCGGCCTGAATCAACACGATGTCGGGGCACTTGCCGCTCAATCCACCTACGTTCTGCATGATACTATCTTTCTCGAAAGAAAAGGGAAACAAACTTGGAAGCAAGCCTACGTTGGCTTACCTCTCCACTCGCACTACTTCTTGCGGTTCTTGGCCATTGCCTGCAACCGCTTGGCCAACGCAACCTGCCGGTTGGTCGTTGCGTCTTTGTGGGGCATCGACTCGAATTTGGACAGGCTCACGCCCGCCGCCTTGGCCTTTGCCTTCAAAGCGCCGGGGTGCTTGATCGCACCCTGAATCCAGTGGTCAGCCATTGGATCGCCTCGCTAAAGGGGTTAAGGGTTAAACTTCGGGTTACGACGACGGGGCTTGGAGGAACGCCGTGGCGATGCCTATTTTTTGGCCGGTCGAATCGTACTTCAAATCAACCTCGGCACCGTCTGGCATGTCGTCCGTGGTGGCATAGATGCCTGCCCCAGTGGCGTCAATCATCATCAACGTCGTCTGGTTCGTCGCACTGACATCAACACCAGCCGGCGGCGGCCCGACCGTGAATAGGTCAGTGAATCTGGCGTCCGTGCCCGTCGTCGTCAGGGCTTTGTTAAGCGGCCCGTCGTCGGTTCGGTTGTCTGCAACTTGAGCCACGGCCAACTCCAACCTCAAGCCACCTTTGGGATTGATGCTGAAGAAGTCTCCCAGCGACCCGCCGATCCCTGGGAATGCCTGTGCATTCGAGATGTCCGTAATCCTCGTCTGCCAAAGGTCGATCTCAATTGGCTCGGCCGGCAGCGGCTCGTCAATCCACTGTTCCTCGTTGAGGAAGTTAATTCCTCGCGTGAGATAGGGCCTCGTGCCCGAAGGGTTCACGGCAATGGAGCCTGCCGGAAAGACCGACTGGGCCTCGAAACCCACGTCCGTAGGGGTCGGATCGCCGTAGTCGCTTCGGGGTCCGTAGACAACATTCGGACCACCTACAAAAACCGTCTGCCCGCTGATCTCGCCATTTACAACACCCGTGGGCAGATTGCCGCTGGCCCATATCCCGATCCCACCGCCACCGGCAGCGCCGCTGGCGATCTCGTCTGCCGGGGGCCAGGTTACGCTAGCCGGCAGCTTGGAAGGCCAATAGAAGGGGTAATAATCCATTTCCCCTGCCTTGACCGGCAACTCCAATTCAAAGTCGATGCAATCTTCTGCGGAATTGTAGCTGGCCTTCTTCACGACGGCCGAGATCGGCCCGGACGTGGCGTAATTCTTGCCGCCATCGTCAAAGAGGATTGCATCCAGCGTCTCGAAGTTCAGCTTGTTCAGGAAGGTGCGGAACTTGAGCGTTTTCCACGTCGTTGACATGCGGATCATCCAGAAGGTCGCACACTTCAGAATGATGTCCGGCTGGTTGTAGATGAACCAGTTGAAGGACTTTTCGTGCAGACCGTACATCGCCAGATTATGGCGTAGAATCATCGTCTGCTCGTGCTTCTCGGCATCGGACGGATAGGGATTGTCCGGGGCGAGGCTCAGCCGCCAAGTGACCTTCATCTTCGTCACGATATTCTCGGTGGGCGTATAGGCCACTTCCACACCCTGCTCCGAGTCAATGTCGCTGACCGTGATAACGCCCACGACCTGATTCTGCGGCGTATTGACTGCCACCGAGTAGGAGGTTTCCTCCGTGTAGACGGGCGTTTGGTTCCCGAACATATCGGTCGTCCAGCCCGTGATAACTTCCGTCGTCGTCGGGGTGGCCTCAACCTCGACAGGCTGGCCCGAGGCTGCGGCGACTGAGCCGGGCACGGCCGCCCACGTTGGGTCCAGGTGCCAGGTCGTGGGATCGGTCGCAATGACGCCTGCCAGATTGAAGTTCGGCAGCGTCGGCTCCTCCGGCAGGTACTTCATGTAGAACACGTCGTCGGAAATCCACAGGGCACAGCGACATTGGAAGGCAATGTCCCGCAGGATTTCGATGATGTTCTTCGTTTCCAGGAGGGCGAAATTCGAGGGGAAGGCTTGGAGCTTCTGCCAGCAGTAGTTGAAGCTGTCGTTGTCCCAACTGAGGTCCGTATAGGTCTCGATCAGGTACGCGATGATGTCCACGGTGTTCGGTCCCACCGAGGATTGAAACGTCACGTAGATTTCGTTGCTCCAACCCTGGTTCGTGCCGTCGTCGTAGCGGTACGTGCTCAACTCCCGCTCCATCGTAATCACCACGGCCGTAATCGAGCCGTAGTTCACGGTGGAGACCGTGTACCAGTCGGTCGGCACCGTCGTCAAGACGTGCGGGCCGTCGTATTGCTTGAACGCCTTTACGGTCAACACCGTGCCGGGCACGATGCTGGCGACGTAGGAAACTGCGTCCGCCGTCTCCATCTTGACCGTCTGGCCGCCTTCCTTCCAGAAGATTCGTAACCAGGTACTCGCCGGTGGCAATTGGCCCACACCGAGACCGGGCGTGTTGACGCCCGACTTCGCGGGGCTGACCAGACAGCCTACGGAACGCATCGTGCAGGGCGGCGTGCATCCATTCGCCGTGCCGCAGGCCCCGTTCCAAAGCGTGTCCTGACTTAGGCCGTCGATGCCGCTTGAGAGCCAATCGCAAAGCGAGCCGCAGGGAACCTTCTGCGAAATGTCAAAGGCTTGATGGGTCACGCCGCCGGTCTTCGCCGACTCGCACTGCCCCTCTTGAAAAGTATAAAGGTCCGTGGCAAGCTGTACGGCGTCGTCCAGATTCACGCGCTCGCTGCAATAGAACAAGTTGCCATCAAAATAGCCGTAGAACGAACCGCCGCCGATGTTGACCCAAATTGGCGTGTTCTGCGGGAAGTCTTCACCGCCCAAGGTCTGGATCGGATTGTCGCCTACGCCGTTGGTGGCACAGTAGTCGGCCGCATCGTGGCGTGAGAGCGTGATGCACTCTTCCTTGGCAGCGACCTTCCGCGCCTGTTGGAGGTTCTTCTGCATCAACTTGTTGGCCTCGTCCATGCAGACGGCGCTTTGCAGTTTCTTGCTGGCACAGGGATTGGCCGGGTCGTAAGTGCGCGAATCGTAGCCATTGAAGGAAGAGATTCCCTGCTGGCCTTCCCAGTCGGCCCAACACATGGCGGCGCTCAACAGCATGTCGATCTTGACATTGTTGACGAACATATTCTGATAGGTTGAGACATCCTTGGTGGCACCGCTGGCGTAGAGCGGCGCAGCCAGGGCCGCATCCGAACCCGAGGGGATGCCTACGGGCGTGATCGTGACGGCTTGGCAAATCCGGGTGATCTGCGTGGCCGGACAATCCTGCGTGGTGCCAAAGATCATCGGCCATGCCTTGCCGCACATGGCGCTGGGCAGCCAGCTAAATTGTCCCTCCTCCGGCGAGAAGCCGACTTCCTGGTCTTCCAGGTGCGAGAGCACGGTAATCTTCACGGTGCGGTCGCGCTCGTTCCATGACACCGGGGTGTTGATCTTGCCGGCGAAAATCAGGAACATATCGCTCATGTCCAGCCCGTTGAACCACTGGTAGACCCGCACGTCCTGCTTGTGGAAGTCGTACTGGTCGTAGAGGCTCTTGATCGAGCCATCCGTGTCGTCCAGGGTGAGTTCGATCTGTGCGGAACTCCCGTTGCCCAACACGATGTCCACTACGTCGTCCAGGGTGCCCAGGGCAACGATCTTGCCGGGGATGGCCGGCGGGCCGGGGATGTCCCGGTCGGCATAGCTCTGGGTGGCGGCGGCTCCGTTCGCATCAACATACCAGTCGATCTCGACAATGCAGATCGGCTCATTTCCGTAGCGATTGGCCAGCTTGGCAAGACCGTTGGCAGAGATATTACGCATATTGAACCTCGGTAGTGAGGATGGACGGAGAATCCGCGCACCGTCTCCATCAAGAGAGTTGCAAAACGGACGTATCTGGTTTTGAGGATTTTGCGGATTATTGCAGAATCCCCTCAAACTCGATGTCGATGGCCTGAATCTCGCCACGGGGCCAGCCCTGCCGGGCCGGAGCCGCCCGTTCAGGGGTGTCGAACTCGAAGGGGTTGTTCATAAAGTTCCCAACCCAGGTACGCCCCAAGTGGTCAATCACGTAGATTTTCGAGGCAAAGTAAGACTGTATAAACGCTCTCAGTTCCAGTCCCTTGTTGCGGGTCAGTTGGAAGACCCACTTCAGTTTTCGCCGGCCGCCCTTGGTCTTGATGTAGGTGTAGCGGGTGCCATCCATCGCCCGCTTCACCGTGACCGCATCCGTCAGGCTCATGGCATCGCTGAACCTGGGGTCAGGGAGCACCGTCGTGGTTTGCATCGTCGGATACGGGGCTTGCAAATAGAACATGATGGCCTCCCTAAGCCGTGACAAGTTGACCCTCGAACTCCAAGGAGCCCGTGTAGCTGTACTTGCTGTCTTGCACCACCGGGTCAGTGGGCTTGGTGATGATGCCAGTCCATTGGCGGCCCTCCCAATCCCAGAGGCCGATTTCTAGGCCCAGGTGGTTCTCCATGAATTCCAGCAAGGCTTCCGCCTGGGCAGGCTTCAATGCAGAGAAGGTCAGCACGAGGGTCTGAATCTTCGGCCACATGGGGTCTGCGTAGACGACCAGCGTACCGCCGCGAGTCTCGCGGCTGATACGGTTGAACTGCAAGCGGTCCTTGTTGCCAAACTCCGGGGCACGCAAGACGAGGGTGTCCGTGGCCGTGCCCGTAGGCGGGTAGAACAAAGTAAACTCGCCGGGTGCCAACGAGCTAGGACCAGTCAAGGTGGCTGGCGGCGGGGCCGGGTTGCCGGCGGTGCCGCTGCCCACGAAGGGGTGGTAGTCCCTCTTCACCAGCGCATAGGGCACGATGTAGACAAACGACTGCTCGACGACGATGTTGTCCGTGACGTGCAAGGCCCGCACGACCTTGACCGATGCCTTGTCTCCAATGGACAGGAAATCAATCGTCGGCGGCTTGCCGAGGGTGGCCAAAGCCATGTCGCCGAGAACGAGAGTGTCACCCTCGTCAGCCGGCACAACCGTGTTCGCGGCATCGTGGAGGGCCAGGGCGTCGGTCGCCCCTGCCGTCAGTCCGCCAGCGTGGACCACTCCGCAATCGGCGATGTGTCCGAATGAAAGCCGGTCTACTTGCACTTGCGAAGGATGTCCGACATTTCCTCCGGCGTAATCCTGCAAACCCGTGAAAGTGGTTTCGGACTCCAACGTATCGGGGTCGATAATTGAAGTGACCAACTGCGTGAGGGGATCGACCGCGCCGACGTAAACCGGCCCGGCTTCCCCGGCAACATCCGACACGGACAAGGCATCGGTGGCCGAGGCCCACTTGGGGCTGTGATAAGCCAAGACCCCCGAATCCGCAAGAGTCGTGATTGGGTCTTGTACCGACAGCCGTATCTTGGTGTTGTGGACAGATGGCGAGTCGGACACAGCGATAGTGTCCGTAACGGCCACGCGATGTGAGGCGTTCCGGCCGTTGCCGGCGTCTTGCACCTTGATCGTGTCGGTTGCAGCGGCACGCTGCTCGGAGTCGTGGCCGCCGGCTAGATTGGACACCGTGACCGTATCGACTGCCTTGGCTTGCGTCACCTTCCGGGCGGTCGCTCGATCCGAGATCGTCAGTGGATCAGCAATTCGTTTGGCGACTAAGGCAGTGGCACTGTCGAAAAGTTGCAAAGCGCCGCTGTTGCCTTCTTCAATCGACTTGTGCCAGACGCCTTGATCCGTAATGGAAAGGCCGTCCAATGCGGCGATTGCGAAGCTGTGCCCCGCCATGTTCGGTTCGGCAAAAGCCAGGTTGTCCGTCACAGCGCCGCTGAACGGTCGCCCATAGTAGGGAGCATCGTTCAAGGCTATGGCGTCCGTCGCGCCCACACCACGCGATACGAGGAGTGTCGCCTGTTGACCGAGAGAAAGAGCGCTGCTGGAATTCGCCAACTCGGCCGGAATGCGCTCTGCCATGAGGTAGAGTTCGCCGATGGACGTGACCGAGCCACCGTTATTCGCCGTGGCCAAGAGTCGATAGTAGCTGTAGCTGCTCGTGAGCGCCAGCGGATAGGCCCGCCGTTCGCCCGCATTCCAGCCCGTCTCCGCAGAGATCGCGTTGGTGAGCGTGACCCACGTACTGCCGTCGTTCGAGCCTTGCAGGCCGAAAGCCTGGGGCATTTCATCGGCGTGGGCGGGGTCAAGGGGAGCCCACAAGGCGAACGAGACGACTTCCGTGGGGCTGTTGAACTGGTATTGCCACCAGACCGGAGCACCGGTCGTAGGCACGGCCGCTATCGAAGCTATGCTGGTATCATCATAGGCGTTGTCGAACGCCATGTAGGCCGTGGACGAGCCATCCGAGGAACTTGCCACGCCGACTCCCGCTGGCGTGGTGTTGCCCGACATGATCGGGACCAGATTGGGCGGCCCGTACAGGAACAACTCGCCCAGCGAGACTTGGCTGGGGTCGCCATTGTTGGCCGTGACCGTAAGCCGATAGTAGGTGTACCAGTCGGCGAGATCGACTCCGAAGACCCGCTTCTGACCGGCCAGCCAATTGGAGGCATTCGTCACCGTCGCCAAGGTCGTCCAATTGATCCCGTCGTTCGAGCCCAAGAGGCGGAAGTTCTGGGGCATTTCGGCCGGGTAATTGTCTGAGCGGCTCCAAAGGGCAAAACACTCGACCCTTTGCGGTTGCGGAAACTGGTACTGCCACCACACCGGGTAGCTGGCGGCCAGCACGCTCATGTGGTTGTCGTCATTGCCGCCGTCAAAGACGCGATAGGCAGGATCGCTGCCGGAACCGAAGAGGGCCGACGAACTGGCCACGCCGAGGGGCGTGTTGTCGCTCGTCATTATCGGCGTCAAAGGCAACTGGATGCGGACTAGAGACACCGAGGCTGCATCGCCCATCGCCAGGGCATCGGTATCGTTGGTTCCGCCGAAGGCGGTGGCGTCGGCACCGACGATGATGTGGGCCAACTCTGACGAGGCAATTCCAAGTCTGCCAGTAAATGCACCCATGAGATTACCTCGCTAGATTACTGGGGTTGTCCCGTCCGCGTTCAAGCCATTGTAGAGGTTCGTGACCTCTGCCTGGGTGAGAGCCCGGTTGTAGATGCGAATGTCGCACAAGAGGCCACGATAGCGATACTGTGGATAGCTGTTGTTCATATCCAACTGTGCCATGCCGCCCACGGCCACTTGAGCCAGTTGATCGTTGGAAGTGAAACCACCGACCCCGGTGTCGGGCTGACTCACGGAGTTCAGATAGTATTGCGGAATGCTGGTCGGATAACCGACCGGCAGGATAATGACAAGGTGATACCACGTATCCTGGCTGGGGACGGCCGCGATTCCCGAACCGCCCCAGTCATAGTCCTGGCTGATGGAGCCCGCATTTATGTTCGTGCTCCAATTGGCGCTTTGGTTCTGTGTTCCGTAACTGAACGCGCAACCGGCGACACCTGACCAACTCACCGAGGAAGGCAGCTTGAACCAAAGGGAAAGGGTTCGCGGGTTGTATCCAAAAGGAAGGCTCCAACCTCCGACGCCCGTGCCTTCGGTCGTGTCCCGCACGACGACAGCGCCCGCGCCGTCCAGAGGGAAGACGGCGCTGCGACAGTTGGGGTTGGCAAGGTTCGCCGGCACGTCCGTCGAAAGACTCGGCCATGTGCCGCAGACCACATGCTGCAAGTGATTGCCCAACCCGGAAGAATCGGCAAAGCCGCCCGTGGGGTCGGCGTCATTCAGCTTGTACCAAGCGACAAGTCCCGCCTCCGGCAGATCGCCGGTGTAGCCCTCGTACCAGGCAAGCAGGGTATGGCTCGTGGCCACGTTGTTTTGGGCCATGCAGAAGAAAACCAACTGGTCGGGCAGGCCGCCGTTGAAGGTGCCGTCTTGCTGCTGGCTGCCGCCCCACACCAGAATCCAGTCGATGCCGTTGTTGGAGACGAAGAAGCCCCAGCCAATGCCCGTGTCCGTCACCAGAGCGGCCTTGATCCAAAGCCGTTCGTTGCAGGACACGGCAGTCGGACCCAAGTTGTAGCTGTTCGGTGTCGAGTCCGGCCCCGACTGACCGTTGCGAACAAAAATCTGCGATGTCGTAGGACACCATTGCAGCAGAGAGACCGCTCCCGTCGTGCTGCATCGAAAGCCGATTCCTTTGAAGCCGACACTGTTGCTGTTCGATCCCGCATCCACACAGGCCACTAGCTGGGTCACGGCCCCGGAAGGCAGGGGCCGGGTGAGAAACATGCCGGCCGCGATGTTCGCGCCGACAGGCTTGAAGACCGAGATTCCGCCGCCATTCTGCGTCATTACGGCGTTGTGGTCGAGGTCAACGACACCGAAGTCGCCGGGGCTCAAGGCGTTGCCGATTTGCAGTGGGTTGCCCGTGGCGTTGACAATACGAAAGGGAAGCTGCGTCCCGGCCCAGGGGAGGTTGTCGGACAAGTAAGTCTGCACGGAGCCGGTGGTCAAAATCGAGGCCAGGGGCGTCCTGTCGTCGTAGGCGGCAGGGGTCGTGTTTTCCACGCCCCGGACTACCGTGAGCACGTCGCCCGTGCGAGCGGTGCAAAGCACAATCTCGGTGCCAATCGTCAAGCGATAGTCGCCGCCGGCCGGAAACAAGGCACCGTCTCCGGTCTTCAACGTAAGGGTCGTCGCCGTGGACGTGATGCTACCATTCAGCGCGGATACGGCGGCGTTGACAAGTTGTTCGCGTCGAGTCATGGTATCACCTGTGTCTTTACAAAACTATCGCCGTGCCGTCTGCATTGAGGCCAGAGTAGAGATTAGCGGCTTCCGTCTGACTGAGGGCACGCTTGTAGACCCGAATGTCGCAGACTTGGCCCACGTAGTTCTGGTCCGTCGCGCCGGTCGCCCGCCGCGAGAAACAAATGCAGCCGGGTTGGGTGTTGATATATTGACTCATGGCCGTGGGCACCAGCACGCCGTCCACGTAGAAGGTCACAGTGCCGGAGAGGCAGACCACGGCAACGTGATGCCAGTTTCCGTCCGGCCAAGTGCTGTAGGGTGTTGGCCAACTGCTGGGGGAGACCGTGTTGGCCGAGGCCCAGCCCATATCAATACTAAAGCCGCCGGAATTAAGCTGAACCACGAACTGCGCGCTGTTCGTTACCTCTCCGTGGCCGAGCAAGTTCCCGCCGTTGGTGGATTTGAACCACATGGCATAGGTTCGATCCACGCTGCCAATCGCCCACATGCCGAAGTCGCCTGCCCCGGCGTTGCTGGCGTTGAAGCAACCGGCTGAGCCGTCGAAACTGAGGCTGCTCGTAAATGGCGAGCGGGGAACGTCCGTCAATGCCGCAGGGGATGTTTGCTGGCCGTTGGTGTACGTGCCATCGACCTGCATGTGCAAACTCGCCGGCCCGTAATCGGCTATGAGACCTTGGGCCGGGTTTTCATTGCACTTGTACCAGCTTATCAGTCCCGTCTCGGTGAGGTTGGCCCCTTCGTCCCAGGCAAAGAGATTCGCCGTGCTGCCTTGGGCGCTGGCAGACTGGGCCAGGAAGCCAATCTTATCAGGCAGGGAGGAGCCGAAGAGTGAACTCAAAATCTGATACTGGATCGGCACCCAGGTCAGACCGTTGCTGGATACGCTAAAGACCGCCGTTACCCCGTTGCAGCAAAGCCGCAGCCACATTCGCGGCAAGAAACTGACGACAGGGGTGCTCCCCCAGTTCGTGTTACCCCAGGTCGCGGCACTGGCCGTGCCGACAGCGCTAAATTGCTGCACGGTCAACTGGGAAGTGATCGGCGAGTACAACAGGGCGACACCGACGCCGGTGGTTGAATTGCAGAGTCCCAGGCCGGCATTCAGATTAGCCGCCCCGGAGACTCCCATTCCGCCCACGCACGCAGTCACCACGTAAGGGAACGGCGACGGCAAGGGGCGAGTCAGCCATGTCGCATAATTGCTGCCATTCGTTCCACGCCGGTTGACGGTGATTGTTGGCCCAAGCTGCTTAATGCAGGGAGTGCTCCCGCTCTTAATCACGGTAAAGCTGCTGGCGGTCAGGGGATTGCCGTCGCTATCCGTGAGCCGAAGGGGCGGTTGCGTATCGACCAGTGGGATATTGTCCCGGAGAAACGCCTGGACGCCAGCTTGGGTCAGGACATGGACCACGGCGGCGCTGCTGGCATGGGACGTTGCCGTGGTCCCTTCAATCCCGCGAACAACGGTCAGAGTGTTGCCGGTGACGGCCGTGCAGAGCACAAGTTCCTTCTCCACGAGCAGGCGAAAATCGCCGGCAATGGGCAGGACGCTCGTGCTAGCCACGGAAAGGACCGTCGCCGCGCCATCGACGCCAACCGTCAGCGTCGTGGCCGCATTATTCATCAGTTGTTCGCGTCTCATGCTTTAAGCCCCTTCGTCCCATGCCAAGAGGGTTCCGGTTTCCTGCGAATAGTTCTGCGTGCCGGCCCAAAAGACCACGGTATCGAGCGCCGGGCTGGTGGCTGCATAGGTGCTGAGAAGCGTCCAATGCACACCGTCCGCCGAAACACTGTAGGACGACGTTCCATCGCCGTTGACTCGGACTTGCAGCCACAGCCGGGAAACACTGCTGAAATCCCCGCCGTTGTAAGCTATGCTGCCCCGATTGTTCGTGGCGAGCCACTCCGCTACCGTGAGTTTCGTTTCATTGGCAAACCAGCACGTTATGAGCCTTCCATTGCCGCCGCCGCCAGCCGCCTGCTGAAAACTCGCCAGATTTATCAGGCCAATGCCAACATCGGAGAGAATAGTACCGCCCCAGGTCGTGCTAAGCCCTGTTACGCAGGCCGTGACTTGCGACGAGGCGGGGAGCGGGCGTGTCAGGCAAACGGCGTGATAGCTGCCGTTGCCGTAACGCAACGCGACTTCAATCGTGCTGTCAACCTGTCGAACCCATCCGCCCCCGACCTGGGCGATGATGCCGAAATCGGAAAGTCCCAAGGGGTTGCCGAGGGCGTCTACCAGACGGAAGGGCCGCTGCAAGGTGCTCGTGTAGGGCACGTTGTCTTGCAGCAGAGTTTGCAATGAGCCTTGGGTCAGGACGTGGGCCACGACCGCGCCGCTGACATGGGCCGCTGCCACCGTGTTTTCCTGGCCCCGAAGGACCGTCAACACGTTGCTGGCAACCGCCACGCAGAGCATGATTTCCTGGTCCACCAGCAGGCGAAAATCGCCGCCGGTCGGAAACTGGGTGCCATCCGTCACGGTAATCGTGGTGGTTGTCGCCAGGGCCGCGCTTGCCAGTTGGGAGGCCGAGAGGTTCTCGAATTGTTCCCGGCGCACCGGGGACAAGATCAAATCGCTCGTGCTGCCGGTCGTGGCCGCAGCCGTCGTCGGCGTGCCGACCGTCACCAGGGACGTGCTACTTTGAATGCTGTGGTCCGTGGCAAGGTAGTTCGCCGAGCGGCCCACAAAAGTGATCCGCACTTCATCCAGGTTGCCGACAAACTGGCCGGAGCCGTTGCTATCGTTGCCCATCACAATGCCCGTGCCAGAGCCGCCGCCGATACCGCCATATTGGCTCACGGCGAGGGGGCTCCCGTCAACAGCATAGATATAGTTCGTGGGCGTTCCTTGTCCGCCGCCGTTGTAGGAGACGGCAAGCTGATGCCAACTGTTTTGGTTGTTGTCGAGGGCAACGACAGAGGAGTTAGAGACTAGCGCGTTGTAGCCTCTGAACCCGGAATAAAGCGTGTTGCCTGCCAGGCTGGGACTGCCAATCTCGCCAGTCGCCAGCATGAACTCGCTCAAGCCGCTCAT